AGTAACCACAAAACTAACTATGATGCAGTACAGCAATCCTTACAGTTTTGAAAAAACTGATGTGCGTGGGCAAAAATTTTTAAAACACTTGCACAAACTTAATACGAAGCTACACAGTAAGCATTGGTTATATACCGTGTTAGCAAATCGTTTTAATGTTTGCTAACGAGATTAATAAGAACCTGTAAAAATAAAACGGAATGACAGCAGAAAAGAAACCAAAAGTGATACTGATTGGCGCACATTGTGGGGCGGGTGAGCAAGTAGCCATAATTGAAGCATTAGCCAGAATAGACGTGCCGATAGTTGTTGTTGGAGATGTGCCACAAGCTATAAGTGAGGTGGACAGGCTTAAAGAACTTGGAGCAAGCATGGAAAGAGATATGAAACTTATACAACCGATACCTAAACTACCCGAAACACGTGGGGAGCGCAGGCAAAAAGCTCGTAAAAAGAACCGGAAGTAGTTTTATTTTTATGGTTTTTATTTAGTGTTGTAGGTATGTAAGCCTACGTATTTAATAACTAAAACTTAATGATATGTTTGGAGCAATAGCAATAGGAGCAGCGTTTTTAATAGTGAAAGTGCTTGATAAAAAGAGCGAGTATAAACAACCAAAAGGAAAGCATAAGAACCGATACAAGTAGGCTTATTACCTACAACTACCGTATAACAGTACTTTTTGTATAACAAACAAAATATAAACTACAGATAATGAACAATTTAACTAAGGCGTATCCAATAAGATTAACACAAGATCAAGACAAGGCAATTAAGACACTTGAATCTAAAGGTTTTAATCGGTCTAAATTAATAAGGAGTGCTTTAAATTCTTACTTATACTCTAATTTTAGAAATACATTAAAAGAAATAGAGCATAAAAATAAAAGAATACCAAATGCCCCTAATTGGGTATATGAATAACAGTTAATTGAAAATCTGTTTGATGTTAATTTTTTTTCCATAACAGGTCCGAATTTAAGTTATTGATTTACAGATATATGCAAAATTTATTTATTTGATTATATTTTGTAATTATTTGTTTATCAGAACATTATATTTTGTTGAGATATTAAATGGGGTCCAGTTAAATTGTCAATTAAGTTTTTAAAGTTTTCTGATTCATTATAAAAATGGAAGGAAAAAAATTGTACCATAATAAAGTCAGGTTATAACGATACCTCCAAGTATCTATGAATCATTAATTTATAAAAATTAGGATTTTTTAATTCATTTTGCTATCTTTGCATTATGGCAGCACCTAAGGGAAATGAATTTTGGAAACTAAGAGAGGAGCATGGGAGGTCTAAAATACTCACCCCTAAAGAACTATTTTTACTTGCCTATGATTATAAGCAACATATAGATTCCAACCCCATCAAGGTTCAAGACAACAAAGGAACAAAGAATGTTAATGAAATAGAATTGAAAAGACCATATACTTGGGATGGGTTTGAGTATTTTGTGTTTGAAAAAACGGGGCTTGCAAAACTTGAGGATTACAGAAAAGCAGAAGGAACATATGAAGATTTTTCGGATATCATACATATAATAAATAAAATATTCAGAAGCCAAAAATTTGAAGGGGCTGCGGTAGGGATATTTAAAGAGAATATAATCGCACGTGATTTAGGGCTGAAAGAAAAATCCGAAACCGAACTTTCGGGTAAGGACGGTAAACCTTTATATGGTGATTATACGAACATGTCAACAGAAGAACTCCAGAAAAGGGCTGATGCAATAAACAAACTTTCAAAAAAAGATAACGTGCGAGAATGAATTTAACGTCTGTTTTTGCCATTTGGTAAATTAAAAACTATTATCATATGAAAATAAACAAAACTAAATTAAGCGAGGGTACTTTTACAAGGTATACAGTTGACAAAGAATATATATAGGATGTTCCAAAACTGATTCAATATTGTAAAGAAAATGATTTTAAAGAATTTGATTTAATATTGGACGGCATTGATTTAGATGTAAAGGTTTGGGATGTTGATTCTGTTTTATGTTTTATCGAACACGGAAAAAGAGTAAAGGACGCAAATCTTGATTTCCCAGTGATATTGAGCAGTACTGGTTTTATCTGTGATGGATGGCATAGGGTTGTCAGCGCAATAATCAAAGGAAAAGAAACAATAAGGGCTATCAGGATGGATGATATGCCAGAGCCGAGTAATATTGTAATCTTAAAATAAATATTGTGATACGCAAAAATGATTGATTTCCTTCTTTGAAAATGTTAACTTTATGCCATATAAACAAAACAAATGTTAATTTAAAATTAAATTTATCATGAGTAAAATAAAGAATTTGTTTGATATGGACAATAAATGCAAGAAAAAATTGAAGATCAACGGGATAGTCATTCTTGACGAAAGCGTTAGGAGTTTGTCAGATATGGAAAAAGTAATGGATGATTTTAAAGATAACCTTGGAAGGAGTGACAATAAAACTTTAAAGATAAAGCACGATAATCATTGAAGCAATTCATATAAACCATTAAAAAATAAAACATATGAAACAAAAACGAATCATAGGAAAGCCACTGAAAAGAGAAGAACTTGAAGAAGGCAAAATTTATTGGTGCCGTTTGAGCAACCGACCAGTTTTGGTAAACGAGGCAAGAGAAATAAAAAATTCAATTTTAAGAGAAACGATTGTTTATTTTAACGTGGAGGCAATCTCATGGTACGATGGTGTTTATGATGAACCTGAAATATACGACCACATGCTATGCGAGTACGAAATCAAAAGTGTGTAAAATGAACAGGGAAGAACATCGAAAATACTTAAGATACTTCGTTGACTTTTCAAAAAAAAAGGAATCTTCAAGGCGTGAAGCTCTTGCGTTCTTGGTTCGTGCAGGGATAAGCAATGATAGCGGTAAATTAAAGAGTTGTTATAAAAAGTAAAAGAATGTAATAATAAATGATACTTATAAACCGCAAAACAAAACAAGCTTATTCAAATGTTTCACGTGCCAAAGCAGCGAGAATGGTTCACATTGGATCACAATCAATTAAACGTTGGCAAAAAGAAGCAGAAGAGATAGGGTGCAACGAGAAAATATTCAATTCATGGGCAATATACTTCAATCAAACCACTTGTAAACAAAGAAAAGGGTTTGCACTTAAACCTTCGTTTATGTCGTATAAACTACACAAAAAATAAAACCATTACCATTTAGGGCAATTAAGGCTTACTTTTGTAAGAAAGCTTAAAATTGCTGACCACAGAATTTATAGAAGAAAAGCATTGTAGCGATTTTGATCTTATACATCGTTCTTTGAAATCATTATTTAAATGACGGAACATGAATTTGATATATACGTTGAGCTTTACAAGCGTGGAGAATATAAGAGCATCCCGATAGGCGAATACCCAAATGGGGATTATTTTTACATGACAGAAAAACAAGTGAAAACATTTGAACTGTTGAACGATCAAGAAACGTTAGAGGTTGGCTATGGTGGTTCTGCACGTGGCGGAAAAACAATTATCGAATCAACCATAATGATATTTGACGGGTTCGCATATCCTGATATTGCTTGGGGGTTGGGGCGTAAGGAATTGACCGTATTGAAACGTACTGTATTGTTGACACTGTTAAAGCAATTTCAATTTTATGGGATCAAGGATTTTAAAATAAACAAGAAGGCAAAAAACACTTTCAATTATAATCACGAACTCAATAAGATAACATTCAGCACAGGATCAGACATATTTTTGATTGATACTTTTTATAAACCATCCGACCCATTGAATACAAGATTCGGTGGATTTGAATTAACGAGGTCTGCAATAGATCAAAGTGAGGAGACAGAACCTTCTGTAGTCAATAAGCTTTTAGAACGCACTGGGTGGAGAAACAATGATAAATACGGTTTGAAAAGAAAGCAATTTGAATGTTTCAATCCAGCAAAAAACCATGTTTATGAACGGTATTATATACCGTTCCGTGATGAAAAAGAACCAGAACACAGGAAGTTTATTCCAGCTTTGCCTACAGATAATCCAAATCCATTGGTAAAAGAATGGGTAGAGGATTTAATGAAAACAGGCGATCAAATAACGATCCAAAGGCAGATATACGGAAATTTCGAGTACGATGACGACCCTTCGGCTTTATGCGATTACGATGCCATATGCGATATGTTCACTAATTCGCATGTAAAAAGTGGAATGAAATCAATAAGTGCGGATTTGGCGATGCAGGGCAGGGATAGGTTTATAGCTGGTCACTGGGATGGCTTAAGGTGCAGCATTAAAATTGACAAAGGAAAATCCGATGGAAAGTCGATAGAGAAAGATTTAACTGAACTGAAAAACAAAACAGCTACACCAAATACAAGGATAGTTGCCGATTCTGATGGAATGGGAGCATACCTTGAGGGTTATTTAAAAAATATAGCAACATTCCATGGTGGTAGTAAAGCAAATGACAAGACCTATTTCAATTTAAAATCAGAATGCGGTTTTAAATTGGCGGAGATGATAAACTCAAGGAATATTTATATTGTTTGCAGCGAGGAGCAGGAAAAAGAAATAAAAAAAGAAATCGGTACATGTTTAAAGAGAGAGAATTTAAATAATGATGAAAGTAAAAAAAGGTTGATATCCAAAGATAAAATGAAAAAACTCCTTGGTAGGTCACCTGATTACTTGGATATGTTACTGATGGGGATGTATTTTTCAATAAAAAAGAAATCAATATTGGTATATTAAAAGATTGGTTGCGGATAGCAAAAAAAATAAATGATAACGGAACAACATATATTATTTCAATTCAAAAAAGGAAACGAAGAAATCAAAACACTTCGTACAAAACACGAAGAATATAAAATCCAAGTTTACGGAACTGGCACGGCTCAATATTTATCACAAATTTCAGGACTTGAGAATGAAGAACAATTAAGCTTAAGGAGAAGGTTTTCTGGGACAAACCAAAGTCTGTTCTCAAATCTATTTGCTCCGATAAACAAAATATTCAAAGCAAAAGGTGGGAGTTTTATTTTTGACCTCAAAGGGGATGCCCAACGTAATGCTTTTGAAAAAGCACTGAAAAACATGAGGGGTTATTCGTTGAACGAGTGGCTTCAATTGTACTGGAAAGACAAATTAGCGGTTGATCCAAACGGCATATTCATGTACGAAACAGATTCAGATGGCAATCCCTTCATCACGTATAAATCCATAAACAGCATATATAATTACGGTTTTGAAAACCAAAAACTGTTATGGGTAATATTTGAACCAGTCAAGATAAATCACAAAAAAACGGACGAGCTTGAAGTTTTTAGGGTAATTGATGAGGAGTTTGATTATTTATATGTTAAAAAAGAAAATTCCATTATTCTGTTAACAAAAGAAAACTATACTTCTTATATACCAGAGATCACGCCTGAAATCATTCAAAAGATAGGTGTGATTCCATACACCATACCGAATATGTTCGGTGAAGTACCTGCACAGATAATTTCAGATATACCGAATACTGAGACTGGATATAAAATGAGTTCTATCGACAACGAAATTGAACTTGCAAAAGAATTCCTTGTTGATAATTCTGTCCGTAGGATATTCAAGTTTTTACACGGTTATCCAGTATTTTGGAAATATTTCTCACGTTGCGAGGCTTGCAAAGGGCATGGTACTATCAATATAGATCAAACGGACATAGTTTGCTCACAATGCGGTGGGACTGGTTATGCTTTGAAAAAAGACGTATCGGATGTTATCGGGCTGAAAACACCTGAAGGGGACGAGACAAAACTTGCTCCTGATGTTGCAGGATATGTGTCGCCACCGATTGATACATGGAAGCAGATGACAGAAGATTTAGGACTATTGGAAAAAGCCATAAACAAAAGCCATTGGGGGGTATATGATATTGAAATAACACCGAACACTGCAACGGGTGAAGTATTGAGGGCGCAACCAAAACTAGATAAACTGCATTCATATTCTGTTAGTTATGAGCGGATCATAACATATTTTACCGACACTCTTGGAAAGTTCATGTTTGGAAGTTCATATCAAGGAAGTTCTATAAACCTTGGAGACAGATATGTGATAGGGGATGCCAACGTGATATTGAAGGAATACTCAGAAGCAAAAGAAAAAAAATTGACAGTATCGGTCATGAACTTCATTTTATCGCAATATTATAACAGCGAATTTGAGAACGACCCGATTTCTTTTCATAAATACACAACGTTGATGCGAGTTGATCCATTGGTGCATTATACGGTTGATGATGTTTTGAAAATGGAATTGCCATTGGGATTAAAACAAAAGAAGGTGGCATTTTCTGAATGGGTGATGACCAAGGATGAGGATTTTTTCAGTGGCAGTTATGATGATTACGTAAAAGATTTTAACCAATTTGTTGATAACATAAAAATAGAAGAAAATGGAACAAAAGAAGTACAATGAATTTACCGTGGTAATCCAAGACGGTAAAATAATAGAAAAAATGCCAACGGCACGTAAATCTGTAATGATTTATGAACATGAAGCGGAGCGATTGAACAACAGCACGATTCAGACAAAAATACATTATGAACTTGCGAAAAAACAACTAAATGAAAACAAGGCTGATAAAGCAACAAGCAATGAGATTTTAAAAACAAAGGAGGAAATTAAAAAATGATTAAAAACTTAGATATTTTAGCAGATAGGCTAAAGGGAATAAAAGTTAACGACAAAGATATTACTGTCGAAGATTTAAAAACATTTATAACTTCGGAAGATGAAGTTGAGATCAAAACAAATAAATTAAACCTGTTATCCGATGCGGAACTTGAAGACGTCAAGGAAAGCGTGAGAAAATCAACAGAAGGGGATAGTTTGAAAAGCAAAAACGATGGGTATGTTGATGGGATGAAATCAGGCGTAGAGCAAACCGTAAAGGCATTCAAAAATACCAATGGGCTTGAATTTGAGGGTAAAATAAAATATGCAGGTGACGGTAAGATAGATTTTGATGAAACGGCGAAGCACGTATCAACGAATTTTAAAGAGAAAATACTGTCCGATTCTAAAATCGAGCCAAATAAGCGGATCAAGGAACTGGAGGAAAGCAACAGTAAAATCCAAAAAACATACGAAAAAGAAAAGAATGAATGGGAAAAAAGCGAACAAATATTCAATAAAAAAATAAGTTCTTTGAAAGAAGATAATTTCCTTCATGCCAATTTGCCAAAAGTCGAAGGGCTGACAAAAAGCCAATTTACAACCTTGTTCAAATCTGACGGTTACGGTGTAAATATTGACGAAAATGGCAAGGAATCACCAACAAGATGGGGTAAGCCAGTACTTGATAAAATGGAAAAACCAGTATCTTTCAGCACGGTTGCAGCCGATTACATAGCGGAAAACGAATGGAACAAAAAACCTGCTGGAAGGTCAATGCCTGACCAAATACCAACCAAGCCTAAATTCAAAACAAAGAACGAGGCTTTTGCACACATGGAAAAAAACAAAATAGACATTAGGTCAAAGGAAGGTCAATATATATTAGAAAATATAAGTCAAGATTAAGACTTGGGATATCAAGCCAGATGCGGCTAAATTATTAATTAAAAAATATTAAAATGGCAAATTATTCAACACAACGTTGGGATGCTTTTAAATATAAACTTAATGAGGCAATGAGCGCACCTGAGTTTAGAAAATCTCCATCTCCAACATTAACAACTCTTTTGAGGAATACGGATTTTTTGATCCCTGCTTCTGAAAAAGAACGTGTACTTGGTTTGAAACAATCGGATCAGAACACTGTATCAATTAAAATACTCAACAAACAGAGTATTTCCGTAACAAATGCACGTTCCGCAGCCCATACAGGCAGTAAAAATGACGGTACGAGCGTAGACGCTACATTTACCACTTATGCGGCTAATTTCGGCTATTCTATTAAAGAATCCGACCGTATTATATGGGAATTGGCTGAAATCCAATCCAGACAAGTTCTTTCTTCGATCATAGCATTGCACGAAGATATTGAGAGCGGTCTTGCAACATGGATGAACACAAACAAATCACAGGTCGTGGAATCCTTGACGCCACGTTCAGGTACATGGGATCCGACCAATTACAAATTCGATGTTGCAAATGCTGATCTGAACAGATGGGCGCAGCGTGTTAAAGGGTTTATGCGTGAACAAAAATACAAGGGTATGTACGAAATGATCGCTGATGAGCTTTTATACCAAGAAGGTGAGTTTTTAGTACAGCAAGGGCAGGGTAACAATGAAAACCTAGCATGGCAAATGCAAGATATCAACGGAATGGTATCACAGGATATTACAGTGCCGGAAGGATCGTTTGGCTCAGGGTTTATTTTCCCTGCTGGAACTGTTGGTATATTACCTTGGATTCCAAACTTGAACAAAAGGGATTTTGGTAGTTCAGGTGAAGCAGGTGGATTTTATACCACATTGGAAGACCCGTTTGGAACAGGGCTTACTTTTGCTGTTCATGAACGTTATGCAGGCGCTGACAACCAAGCAACTTCTGGGGAAACACAGGATATCAATGTATTTGTAGAGATTTCTGTTGACCTTTCGCCTGTTAAAGCTGTAATGTCAACCGCTAACGCAAGTCCTATATTTAAATTTGATGTATTAAATAATGGAGGACAATAAGATGAAAAAAATAATATTATATATTGCTTTAATGTTTGTTTCATTTTCTATAATGGCGCAATTCAGGGGAAAAGATACTGCATACGACAACGTTCTTTCAGATGGGAAAACAGCTTATTTTATTACGGGAACTGCAGCTGACACAACAGGAACTGCGGATTCAACACTTACAAAAACTATTTTTGTAAATACAAATGTTGAAACTATCTGTGATTTATATATGGATGTTGATTCATTGGGCGGAACGGCAGGAATTGCAAATGCCCATTATTTTATACTACAGTACAAGGAGTTCCCAGATGAGGCATATACTGCTTTGGATACCATTACTTATGCAGGCACTGTTGATACAACATTCAGGATAACGTCTACCACTGCTGTGAAAGCAAGGTATTGGCGTATTCTTGAAAAAGGTATAACCGATGAACTCAAACTTAAAACAACAAAGTGGTATTTTAAATTTTGGTACTAAATGCTGAGGCACGACAAGATACAGGCTTCAATATTCGGATTGGTCGGTTGGAATCAGCCGACCACTTCCGGGTATGATATTGTTGACGCCGATAATCTTGGAAGTACCTCTGGATTGAAATTTCAGGATGCCTCTGCCTTGGTTACGATAAAGAACGTAAAGGACTGTCAAGAGGACAGGGCTGTTGCCGATGTTGCTTTTAACACGTATTTATCAAAAATGCAAAAGGCGGTTATCAGCGATGTATGTTCTAAGGTAACGCAGGGGGAATCTGATCATATCAGTTCTTGCAACCTTTATCCTTTTGAGAAGAATTTTAGCGATACGCTTGACACGTCTAATAGGTTCATAGGTTTTAAAATCGTTCCTATTTGCAGAAATAGCATATTATCCGTTATTTCTCAAATAGAATTGGCTTTTGACCTTGAAAAAACGTTTAATGTTTATTTGTACAACTCAAATAAAAAAGCAGCGATTGCAACGAAATCGGTAACGACTTCCGCTGGAGAGTCTGTAATTGAAAGTTTGGAATGGTATATAGCGGATGATGTTTCTTACAAGGGCGGTACTTTTTATGTTGGTTATTTTGAAGATGATCTTAACGGGGCGAAACCATATAAGAGGAATTACGACATGTCGAGTTATCAATTCCAGTTAATGGACTTTTATATCGAGCCTGTTTACGTGCAGCATACAAACAAGGTTTTGGACGTAACGGAATATCAGAGCCTTTCGGATACGGGAGGGTTGAACATCATCATAAACGTATATCAAGATTACACGGAGCTGATGATAAGGAACAAGAACAAACTTGCATATGCAATACAGTTGTCAATGGCTGCAAAGGTTCTTGACCTTGTAAAAAACTCGACAAGGAGCAACCGCACGGAAAGCATAACCGATGAGAACATAAAGAAGATAAACCTTGAGCTGCACGGCTACAAAGATGAAACCGTTTATGTTCAGGGCGTATTATCGAAAATAGGTAGGGCTATAAGGGATTTGAAAAAGGACTTCTTTTATAAGCCAAGAATCATAAACGCTACTTTAAGATGATCGGGATAGGGGCTAAGATAGAGGAGCTTAGGGCTATATTCGAGAACGGTCTGTGGACAACCGCAAACTATTCGAGTTATGGGCGTGCCTTTCACAATGAGAGGGCAGGTGAAAAAGTCCCTGCTATTGATCTTGGAAACAAACTTGATTACAAAGAAGTTTTATTGGATGACAGGATAGATGCGAGCAGTTTTTTTCTTGTAGAAAACGACCATGAGCATTTAGGCGACAGTTATTCTGATTACCGTGCGAAGGTGGGCATTTATTTTTCGGTTGACATAGAGAGGATATATCCAAGTGTAACGGATCGTGGCGATGCCATTGATCTTGTGCATAAAGACATTGTCGCTTTGATGGTCAACACGGATTTTGAACCACCTGAGATTACATCAGGACTGGAGGCTTTTGAGAAGTTCGGGATGGTAAAGCCAGAAGACAATATGCAGCCCTTTTATCTTGTCAGGTTCGATACAAGCGTAGATTATAAATTAAACAATTGTTAATTAAAAAAATAAAAAAATGAACTGTAACAATCCGTTATTTTTCGTAGGCAGGTCTGGGCAAGAATGCTTCCCAGGTAAACCACAGGCTGCGTTGATAACAAGACCCGGTGAGAGCTACACAGAAGCGCAGCTCAATGACCTTGCCACTGCAATGAGAACAATCGTTGCTGGCAAAACAGCAGGAGTAAAGGGTGACGTTCTTGTCACAAATTCAACAGAGAAAACAACAGATGACCCAACGATCACCACAACGCCGAACAACTATAAGATCATGGAAAGCAAACCAGTTCCATCGATGCTTGCTTATTTGAGGGAAACGTTCTGCGATTATATGGCTAAGAACGGTTACGATGGGCAGACAGTTGACGTGCTGATTTATCTTGAAGGTAAAAAATGGGACGTTACAAGGAACTCGGACGGCACTTATTCAGGGATGCGTTTTGTAATTAACAAAAAGAACGACCTTCCAGCAGATCCGCTTTCTAACAGCTACCCGTTCTATTTCTTTGCACGTGATGTAGACCAATGGGACAACAGGGAAATTATATCCGTTGGGTACACGCTTACCGATCTTACAAATTATGTACCGGTAGGGCTTAAGATGAAAATTGTAACGCCTTACAATATAAGTACTGGAATTGTTCAGGTAAAAATAACCACACGTGACGGTGTAGGGTTTGCGCCTACAAATCCATTAGTGGATGCAGATTTTGAAACTTTGATAACAAGTGTAAGCACACCGGCAATTTCGATTAGTGATTTCGATGATGTGTCCATTTATGATCTTTTAATTCAAAAAGATGCTGTGCCTGCAAATTTAGCAGCTGGTGATACCTTGACCATACGTGTAACCGATGAGGCTGCAACCGCTACTTTTTATGGGTATATTTCAAATGGATTAGAAATTAAACCACAAGCATAATGAAAAGTTTGAATAAAAGGTATGCTAAATTGACACCTAAGCAATTCGAGGCTTGGTACAATAAATATTGTAAAGGCGATAACAAGACTTGGGAAGAATGGTATGTTGAAATTGGCGGCAAACTACCAAAGAAAAAAGAGTAACCCATGGATTTGGGCGAACTGAGGAAGCGGAGCGAAGCATTTGTAAGGGACATGGATGTTTGGATTGCCAATGCAATTTCTGACAACGAGGAATTGTTGGTTAAGCTAAATCAAAAACAGATGCTCGCTTCACAGCTTTCAACAGGAAAGCCCATAAAACCGCTTTATTCAAAACCTTACGCAAAGAAAAAAGGTTTTAGCAAACCAAATCTTAAAGGAACTGGTGATTTTCAAGGTGAGATGTTTATTTCAACAAACGAAAACAAAGGGACTTACTTTTTTGGGAGTTTTGACCACAAGTCGAATTTTCTTTCAGCACCTAGAACGGAGAAAAATCGGGCAGGATACGGAGAATATATATATGGGTTAACGGTAGATAACAAACGTATTGCAAGTATGGCAAGCAGTAAATCATTGTACGGATTTTATAAAAACAAAGTACTTAGAAAATGAAAAAAATACACAAAGTTTTGTTCAAGAACCTTGATGATATTTATAAATCATCAAAAAAAGTATCTAAAAAATTTGGGATCAGATACGTTTCGATCAAATACCTTGAAGAACTTGTTAAAATAACAAAGTCTCATATGGTTGACGAGAAAAAAAAAGAGGCTTACGCTATTCAGCAAGGATTTTTCAACCTACTTGATGCAATATTGAAAGAATGCAAAAAAGAAGCAAAAGAGATCGGTTCAAGGGGCGTTTCGTTCGATTATTTAAAAAACTGCATTTCAACGGTTAAAAAATATTATATCGAAGGTGTACAGGAAGCTGCATAAGATAACGGTGGGCGATTACGGTCAATACGACCAGACCAACGAACTGTACCCGTTGGAAAAGTACGGTATTGATGACGAAAATATAAATGAACTTATCGCACTCGTCAAGGTTGGTCTTGGCGATACCGCATTCTTGGACAACGGTTTTGATCTTGTTGCGCTTGGCAACAAGGTTTTGAAACTAGAAACGTACATGGACACAATTTCAGATCTGATGCAGTACGAAGCGGAAATGAAGGGATATTGTGAAACACTTGGAAAAGATTTTAATGGCGGCAAGATGGATGAATGGTGCAGGATGCTGTTCGATGAGTTCCAGATCGAAGTAAAAACGTTCGAGGACTTGGCGAAGATAACACAGGAAATCCAGTTTATAAACGACAAGTTCAATGAAAGCAAGATCAACGAGGGGAGCAAAAAAGGGATTTCGTTTACAAATCTTAAAATAAAGGTATTCGGGATGAACAACATCAACATAGACAATTCTGTTGTTCTTTCAGATTTTTTTGAAATGGTAAAAATAGCACGTGAAATAAAATAACAATGGCAGAAGATGTTAGCATGGATTTGGTATTGCAGGTTGAAAAAGCCATAAGGGCTTTGAACGATGCTATTATTGAGCTTCACGAAACACGGAAAAAAGACTTAAAACTACTAAAGGAGCGGGATTCTGAACTAAAAAAGGCTAAAACAACGGTTGACAGCCTGAAAAAAGGTCAAGATGATTTAGCGAAATCGGTAAAGGAAAAAGAAAAAGCTGATAAGGAGGCAAAAAAAATTGCTGCCACGCTTGAAAATGAGAGGCAAAAAGCGATAAAAACAGCTGAAAAACTTGCAATCAAAGAAAAACAATTACAAAAAGACGCTGTCAACCAAGGAAAATCAATTGACGATCTCAAAGCCAAAATAAAAGCGCTCAATACACTGAGGAATAGGGAGCAGAGAGAAACGGACGAGAGCAGGGCAAAATTCAAACAATACACGGAGCAGTTAAAAATGACAAAAACAGAACTGCAAAAAACAACCGGTGTAGGTGGTGGGTTAACAAAAGCACTTAAATCACAGGTTACGACACTTGTGGCAACCGCTGGTGCATATTTGGGCATAAGGTCTGCTATAAGGGGCGTAAGCAACGCAATACGTACATTTGCAGGTTTTGACAGGCAAATAAGCAAGGTCGGTGCTGTATCTGGCGCAACTGGAAGCGAACTCATTTCACTCAGAAAACTTGCACAAGACCTTGGCGAATCGACTGAAAAAACAGCTTCCGAAGTTGCACAATTGGAAATAAACCTTGCTAAATTAGGCTTCACGTCAACGCAGATACTCGATGCCACAGCAGCGGTATTGGATTTATCGACCGCTGCTGACGCAGACTTAGGGCAGGCTGCCACGGTAGCCGCAGCAACGGTTAAAGGTTTTGGGCTTACCGCAAAAGAAACAACGAGGGTAGCGGATGTAATGGCACTTTCATTTGCAAGCTCGGCTCTGGACATATCCAAGTTCGAGAACGCAATGTCGAAGGTTGCTCCTGTTGCAACAAATGCAGATGTATCCGTTGAACGTGCAACGGCTTCATTAAGTTTGTTGGTCGATAGGGGCCTTGAAGCTTCGATAGCAGGAACTTCGCTAAGGAATATTTTCCTTGAACTTTCAAAACAGGGGCTGACATGGGAAGAAGCAATGGGGAAAATCCGTAATGCCACCGATAAGAACAAAACTGCAATGGAACTGTTCGGGAAACGTGGTGCTACAGCGGCAATTATATTGGCTGACAACGCAAGAGAGGGCGATCTGCTGACAAAGAAATACGAAGGTGCTGCTGGTGCTGCAAAACGAATGGCAGATGTTATGCGTGACAACCTTGTTGGCGATGCTGACAAGGCACGATCGGCACTTGAAGGTCTGGCTATCAATTTGGGAACAAAGCTAAATCCGTTCCTGAGAAGTGCAACTCAACTGTTTACTAAATTTATAGGCGTTCTAAACAAAGGCGCAAGTTCATTGTCAACGTTGAATGAATTCAATTCTGAATTATCAACTGCGATGGCAAAAACAAAAATATCTTTAAAAGAAAATGGAGATAAACTCGATATTTTGATAACAAGATATACTGAATTATTAGAAATAGGAGAGCCAAATAAAAAACAACAAGATGAAATTGAAACAATTATAGGCGATATTGTAAAAATAGTCCCTTCTGCTGCGACCGAAATTGATAAGTACGGAAAAGTTCTAGGAATAAATACTGGTCTTGCAGAGGGTTTTGTGACAAAACAGCAGGAAATACTTAATGAGTTAACAGAACTTTCGACTCCGAAGATAGTATCTGATTTAGCTGTAACTCTAAAAGAGATAAGTAAATTAGAGGGTGAATTACGTGTTGGTCGTGAAACTACATTTGGAACATTTAGGGAGTTAACTAAGGTTGAGGCTATTCAGAACAATATATCAATTGATAATCTGAAAAAAAGAAAAAAACTAACCTTGGAATTACTAACATCAGCTGGGTTGGAGGAGAATAAATTGATTTCTTCATTTTCTGATGAATTTTCTGTTTCTGAAACAAATCTTAGAAATAAATTAATAGGTATTGTCAGAACGTTTCTTATCAATAAAAGAAAAGAAGAAATAAAATCTATCGAAGAAGAAAAAGCACTTGCAAAAAAAGCAGAAGAAGATAAAATAAAAGCAGATAAATTGGCGGCAGAACTTAAGCTTGCTGAAGATATAAAAAGCGAAATTAAAAGACAGGAAGAAGTATTTAAAATAAAAAAGAAATACGGTCTAGTTACTGATGAGGAAATTTATGAACACGAAATAAACCAAATTAAAAAAAGTAAAGATTTTGCAATATTATCTGAACAAGAAAAAATAATTGTACTTGCTGGACTTTGGGATGTTGAATTTGCAAGACGCCAAACAATTATTGATAAGCAGAAGTCAGAAATAGCTGAAGCTATTGATAAACTTGCAGAAGAGATCGATGCCCCAGTAGAAGAAGATATCGAAGAAGGCTTGGAGGAAGAAAACGAAGCGAAATTACAGGCTACGCAGGATTTTCTTGACAAAAAAGCGCAACTTGAAGCGGATGATCTTAAAAGAATACAAGATTTAGAAGAAGCAAAAAGGGCTGCTAAATTTGCAACACTTGATGCAACAATAGCTATATTCGGTCAGGAAACTGCTATTGGTAAAATTGCCCTTGCAATCAAGAAGGCGGATGCAATAAGAGAAAACCTTATCTCATTAGGTATAATACAATCAAATCAAGCCGTAGCTGTTTCAAATGCCGCAAAAAAAGGATTTCCATTTAATATACCACTTATAGCTGCAACGATTCTACAATTTGCAAGCATCTTTTCATTGTTTAATAAATCAAAAAAATTCAAGACTGGAACAAAAGGAAAATTCTCAACGCCAGCAAACTTCGTAACCTCCGAGGACGGAAAAGCGGAGATCACCACGGACAGGTCGGGCAAATCCTACCTGACAACAAAACCAACTCTGTTCACGGACATGGCTGGCTCTAGGGTAACATCGAACCCAGAGCTCAAAAAGATAACAGACCCACAGTTGGTCGCAATGGCTGGTATCAATCAAACAGGGCATGATCCAATAGAATTAAAAATAATGACGGGTAAATTAATCGAAAGCAATAAAAAAATAGAAAGAGCCATAACAAACAAGGAAATACCAATAATAGACAGAAGGGGAATAGTGATAGGAAAGCGCACGGGGAATTTTACACAAACATACAGGGACAAGCTATATGACATCTCCGATTAACCCAAATACGGTAGGCAATAAAACGCCTAATAGGTTTCGTTTTTGGATATCTTCCAAAAACGGGTTACAGATCCTTGAGTCAGCACCGATAGGATGGGAAGACTCATCTATTGTGCTTGGAAGGGGCTTTGGTATCGGTGCCGTATTTACGAGCGGTGTTTTTTCAAAGTACAAGATCGGAGACCTTAAATTCATAAACGATGGGTTCAGGATATTGTACGGGACTTATCTTGGTGGCGGTGAGTGGGACAAAGGGCTGTTCTTGGAAAACAAGTTGATCGCAGAAGCAAAACTGATAGTAGAATACAGGGACGAGGACTGGGAATACCAACCATTCGGAGATCTGTTCACGTTTGATTTCAATACTTTAAAAACAAACAAAGGGGATACTGGCGCAATAGAAAGCATATCCATAAGCGTTGACCAGACTGGGCTTTTTACTTTGTGGCAAAAAAGAAAAAACATAAAACTCGACCTTACGAGGACAAAGAGCATAGGTGGATACCAGATAATTGATTTTGTAGATTTAAAGAAAACAATCAACATCCCCGAGATTTCGAATAACTTTTTTGCAAATTGGACAAGTTCACCTGGGGCAACTTTTAGCATAGGTATTCAAGAATTTTTAAAAAACCCGATATTCGTTATAAACCAAGAATTGACGGAAAGCGATTTTGAAGAAGCCCAATCGGTAAGCGATGATTTGATATTATTGGATGACTCCCAACCGTCCAACAATAACATGATATTATTGAATTCAGAAGTCGACAAGACGTTATTTTTTAATGGGTCGGCGGAAATCCAAATAGCCCCGGTACTGAATGGAGAATTATTTGTCGCCGCCTTCGATGGTACGATCAAAAATCAAATTTCGCTCGGAACGTTCACTGGGTCTGGTATTCGTAAAACAATAACCTACGATACAAAATCGACAAATGAACCATTGGAAATATTGGCAGGGGAGTCCGTTATTCTTTATATAGGAAACTTTACAAGTTTCGCGTTCATAACCACTATTTCTGGGCAAAATCAAATGATAGAGTCCGTTGTAAACATTGCATCCACTTCTATTGAATCTATACCTATGGACAAAGCCCTGCTAAGGTGCTGTCAATTGATATTCGATAAACAAGAACCTTTTAAATCTGATTTTTTCAACGGGGTAGATCAAGAAACGTTAATGAACGTAATAGGAGGGCTTAATTTTAGGGGACTTCCGTTAAGTGACAGGAACGCACCTATCACGGTAAAACCGAAAGAATTTTTTAATTCCGTTGGGTTGCTGAACAACATCGGTTTTGAGTTTCAGGTAATCGGCGGTGATGAAAAACTTGTTTTTGAACCGATAGACGATATTTTTATTGATGAAGTAGGTTTTGACATATCAGATAAACTGAACCAGAACGAAATCGAGGAGGAGGTTTTTTTGGACGGTATTTATTCCGAGATAGAAACAGGGTTCAAAGAATATTCGTATGAACTTATAAACGGCAGGGCTGAATACAACACGCAAAATACCAGAACTTCGATACTTCCGGTTGGAGAGAAGGTTGAACTGGTATCCACGTTAAGGGGTGATCCAAAGGGAGCATTCAAGCTGTTGGAGAACCCAGTTGTCGGAAAAGGTGCGAATGCAAGCGAAGATGTTGACGGCGATGAAGATGCTTTTATTTTGAAAGTACAAAAGGACGGTGCAACGGAATGGAAGCCAGAAGTTTTCGAGAATTACACTGTTCTTGACAATTCAAGCCTTTTCGGCGATGCTTCATGGAATTTACCTTTTACCCCAACGAATATTTTGTTAAAGAACAAAAACATTATAGCGACTGGTCTGGACGTGGTGCAGAATTCCGTCCTTGCGTACCAACAATCCGGGAAATTGTCAACGTTGAAAACAAAAAGCGTGGCGACCGGGGTGGAGGTTACGGAAAACCAAGACATAAAAATAAAAAAAAGTATAGCGACAGAGCCGGAAATCGGAGACCCAAAATTCGGGATCATGTTGATGACCGTTAAAGTGCCGTTTTATGATGCGAATTTTGCCACCTTGCTTGCAAACAAGAACAAACTTGTAAAGGTTGCGAGGAACAAAGCAGGGTGGCTTATAACAGATGAGGGATTCAAATATGATATAGCAAAGAAAGAAGCAACGTTTAAATTAATAGAGAAATATAATTTTGTAGGATAATGTTAACAATATCGCAAGCAAACAGCATTCATTTTTTCACGGACAACGGTGCGCTTCCGAGCCGTGAGAACACATCGCCTGAAAACGAGCGTTTCGGAGGGCATACGATATTCGGTTATTGTCAGAAGTTTGCGGAAACGGATACGGTAACTGCTCAATGCGTATCTGATACAGATGTAGTCCCAACCGTAAGGGTTGTTCAAAGCGATGGTACCGTTAACTTTATTTCCGTAACATTAAAACCAGATTTAAGCAAAGAACCGAGTTGGGCTGATCCATCCGAATACAGGTATTACTTTGAGTTCGACATTGATTTTTCTTCATATTCAAATCCTTTCAGGGTCTATGCAGAAAAAGGTACTTATAAATGGTTCTCGGCATGGCAAACGGTTTATGACGTCCAAACAGAGATCGACAATGGCAATATGCTCAAACTCGTTTACACGAACTATAATGCGCCATCTGATTTTGAAAGCTTTCAGGTCGATTACAGGAGCGGTATAACGTTCTTTATGTACGTTGAGTCAACAGACAGGAAGAGCGTGTTCGAGATCGAAAAAAGTGATTATAAAAACCAAACAGTGAGCCAGCTGACGCAAGCCCAATTGTTTTCAGGCTTCAAACTGGAAACAGAACCTTTGCCAAAATTCATTGTAAGGAAAATAGCGATAGCAGCACTGCATTACTTTTTCACGGTCAACGATCTTGGTTATACCATCAACGGAGGAATAGATGTTGACGAGAGCGGAAACTCGAACCTTGAAAAAACAAGCATAGACTTCATACAAAAAGAACCGTTGGCACTGTCCACTGACGACAGGGGGCTGCCGACCATAGAGATAGGAGAGGACAAAATGGACAATCAATCATTTATAGGCGTAACTTCAACGATCAGTTTCACTTTAAAAGCAGGTTGGATGACGCATGTAGTAAGTGCAAAACACAATTCATCTTCCGCTGCTGACACGTTTAAATATAAACTTGGTTATACACCCGGTGGAAATGAGATTATTTCAGAGTTTCTAACTGAAGTGAACAAGACGGAGAAACCTCAAGCAACCCCTGTTCACAGAACGATTTCTTTTGATGTTGACACTACTTTATATCTAGAGATAGTAGATTCCGTTGGGGCTATCGGCAATTTTTATGTTCAATTTTTTAAACACACACCATAATGAAAAAATATTTTATCATACTGTTTTTGTTGGTTTCGGGATTATGTTTTTCACAAAGCCAAGATTTGCCCATAAGAAATCTTCAGCTTCTCAACAAGATGATTAATACTGAGGGAGATACTTTGATAGCCCCTTATTCTGGTTTCGGCAATATTTTCAAGAATGTCCGTAGACCGTTGGACTCTAGCGATGCAGTACCGTTGATGACATTGACGGATTCACTTGCAGGGGCATTGGTGGCATCAAAAATCTCATACGATACGACCAACAATGCAATAATCGACAGTATAACGGTACAGGGTGCGTTGAGGGAGCTTGACAGCCTCTTTTATCTGAATACCCATGAAAATACGATATACGTAAAAAACGTTGGCGCAACACCTATTCAGGACGTAATAGATACTTTGACGGGAACGGTGAGCAGGGTATTGTTGCTCGATGCTGGTCTTTATGTTGGCGATTTCACATTCCCTGCAACGAAGAGCCTTATAATCAAGGGTTATTTCAAAAAGACACAGATAAGCGGCACGATAAACTGGACAAGCACGGGTGCTGGCAACGAATCTATAATACTGGAGGACATAATATTTTCCGATGGCACGATGAACTTCGTAACCGGCGATGCGTCAAGCTTCAAGTCCGTATGGATAAAGGGCGGTCAGGTCAACGCTTCGCAGGAAATCAATTTTACTGGCACGAGGAGCGATGGAGGGCATGTACTCCACTTGGTCGATATATCACAGGTGGCAGCCGACATAAACAACAACGGTGGTTTTATAGACATACAGGGTTCACAGACAATAGGGGAACTAAACAATACAAATTCATCTTCTGGTCAGTGTTTAAACGGGGAAATAGGAAACACGGTAAACATTGACGGCACTTCGCAGTTGATGGTGAGGAGCTGTGCAACGACATTCCAATACATAGACTATAACATATCAAGCGGTGGTTTTCTTGAAATGGACGGTCTTACCGCTTCGACTGCAAACGTAAATTATGTTAACAAAAGGGATTTTCTCTTATTGGATGGAAATACTGCAGGTTTGGATTTTGACCCGGGTATAACAGGTGATGGTCTTGGATCGGTTATTTTACCAGAATCAAGGTGTTTTCTTTATAACAACCCCGACAACTTCGGGTATCCCAGGGTCTATGTCATCCCTGCCGACACCATATTGCTGACCGACGATGCGAACAATTTCATTGAGATAAACTACAACGGGGGTTCACCTGAATGGAGGGTGGAGCTTTCCAACCTTTCAAACCTTTCAAATATAGTGTGTGTTCAGCAGAGGTTCAGGGAGGGCAACGACCAAGAGGAAACACAGGTTTCCGTCACTGGTGGCGGACTGGCAGAGAAACTTTTAAAAATTTCGGAATCAAGGGGGGTTGTCATAGAAAGCGGAATGCTGCTGTCAGCAAGTGGGCTGAATTTCTTCATGTCCAGCGGTTCTACTTCCTGCGGCATAATACAGCAGGCTTTCCCTGACTACAGCTCTGCAACAACGACATTTCGTGAATACACGCCGACTGGCGGAGTTTATTCGTACACGCTTAAAAACACATTGAACAACACCGATTATGTCAGCGGTGGCAACCTAGTTTCTTTATTGCCGAACAAATTCACCGTTAATTGGATATGGGCAGCAAAGAACGACAACAATTTGTTTTTCACGACAATACACAATGTTCAGTACAATACGTTGGACGATGCGAAAGAAGCTAACGTTAACGATATACTTGCATTGAGCGGGTTTCCAGAAATAATAAAAGAATTTGGAATACCTTTGGGCGGTATAATATACGGGACAAACGGCGTTGTCGGCACTGTTATTCAACGTGATGCAGCGAAAGGTGATGCCCCTTCGACAATAGAGCATAACAATACAACGGTCAAACAGGGCGGTGACGGTACAGATTATATTCACCTTGACCAAATACAGTACAACAGGGTAGTGGATTTCAAGGATTCGGTGAACGCAAACGAAGCCGACCCTGTTTATATTTCCGACACGTCAAGGATAGGGTTCCTCGATACGGACAATATATTCACTGGGCAGTTGACGGCAAACAATTACATTTCCAGTGTTTCAACAGGAACACAGCCTTATGCAGCCGCTTCCACAACCCTTAATACAAATCTAAATGCTGATTTGCTGGATTCACAGCAGGGTAGTTATTATCTAGCGAGGGCGAACCATACCGGTACGCAGACGGCATCCACGATTTCTGATTTTGATACGGAAGTTTCAAATAATACCGATGTTGCGGCGAACACATCGGTAAGGCACAATGCTGTTACATTGGCTGGTGGTGCGGATTATTTAAGTTTGTTGGGTCAGCAGATAACTCAGGATTTAATTGATACGACTTCGACAAATATAAACCGTTCAAATTGGTTGTCATTTCTTGACAACAAATACATAGGTTTGGACGAAAAAGGGTCTGCAAACGGTGTGGCAACGCTTGATGGAAGTGCAAAAATACCGATTTCGCAGATTCCAGATGCTTTGATTGGCGCTGTTGTGTATCAAGGAACTTGGAACGCTTCGACCAACACGCCAACAATAACGTCAAGCGTTGGCACGAAAGGGCATTATTACACAGTGAATGTTGCAGGAAATACTATTATTGATGGTACTGGGAATTGGAAAATCGGGGACATGATCATATTTAATGGTATTATTTGGGAAAAAATAGACAACAACCACGATGTTATTTCGGTGAACGGAAAAACAGGTACGGTCGTTATAACTACTTCATCAAATACAACAGGGCAATTGACTGTTACCAATGGCTCTACCGATCCGCAATTGAATATAATTACAGGAACTATCGTTAATGGTGGCACGGCACTTGCAACTGGAAACCAGATTTACGATTATGTCGATGACAGGGAAACCCCGTTCAATGAATTTAAAGTATCCATCGACGGTGAAAACAATTTTACAACAACTTTCACCATAAAGGTTGGGGCAACGGTTTTTTACAACGGAAGGATAATAGAAACTAGTAACTGGTCAGGGGAAGGGACCACTACGTTAACGATAACCTTTCCGCGTTACATAAATGATTTAATACAAGTTTACAATGACTAAAAATCACTACATTTGCCGCAAATAAATTATAAACTTAACAACGATTTAAAATGATTAAAATGAAAAAATTATTGATGGCGGTGGCTCTTTTTACTACCATAGGGATGTACGGGCAGCTTTCGACAACGAGGGTGGACAGGATATTCAACAATACAACACCGTTTACCGATTTTACTTCAAGAGGGAACATAGTTATAGATTTGACGGCATGGAAGGCGTACCTTATAAAGTTGGCGCAAGACGGTGATACAACATTGTCCAATATTGTGGACGGGACTGATTTCATGGAGTTCGTGTTCACGGATCAATTGCACGACTCGGTTACTTTGTCAGGGGCAGCGGATTATCTGACTCAGATAAGCCAAGATATCGTACAGAGTTTAATCGACACGACTTCAACGAATATCAACAGGGCTAACTGGCTTACGTTCATCGACAACAATTCGGGAGCGTGCGATGATCTCATATTCAGTACTGGCTTAACAAGGTCTGTCAACACGGTAACATCCGATCTTTCGACTGGTGTAGATGGTGGGCAATCGGTAATAGGAGGCATTGAAGTTGGTGACGACTTAACAATTTCAAGTACAACTAACGCAACCAAGGGAAGTATATTTTTTGGAACGTCAGCATATGATGAAGTCAATGACCGTCTTGGAATAAATATAATTTCTCCCGTAAAAATGCTAGATATAATCGAAACTACATCTGATGTGGCAGGGGAAATGCGTATTGGTGGAATACTGGCAGGTGACGACCTTCCTTTTGGCAGGGTTAATTTTGCTAATATGGCTGCCGCCAACTTACAGCCAGATAAAATACTTGCATACATATCTGGCGACAAAAACGGGTCGAGCAATAAAGGAATGCTAACTTTTGCAACTTCTGATAACGCTCCACCAACAAAAAAGATGTGGATAATGCCTACTGGCAACGTTGGGATAGGGGTTGCTATTCCAGATGAAAAGTTAGAAGTAAATGGAGGTATTTTGGCAGACACTATATTTACAAACATAACAGCTTCCTTGGAAAATGCAGCCAATTACATGGTCGGAGGTGATTCTATAAAGGCTTATGTTGATAGGAACGCTGGAACGGCTAGCGGCTGGACTTTAGATGCAGATACTTTATACAGCGCATTTGACAGCACTGTTGTTATAAAGGACGGCAATTTAGGGATAAACAACCCAGACCCGATCTATCCGATACACTATATCGGGCATACAACGAGCATGCCGACACAACTTATCGGCTCTTTCAACACCCAGTCATTTTCTGACGTGAACGGGTTCATGTTCGTAAACTCATATTTTAACGGAGGCGATATAAGGCTTTTGGAGGACGGCAGGACGGCTGGCTTCCAGTTCAGCAACGGTGCAATTTTCTTCAGGACAGAGGAGGCTTCTGGCACTGCTGGCGATGCGGTTGACATGGATATCAAAATGACGCTGAGCAAAGAAGGCGATTTTGGTATTGGCGTAACCCCAACCTCAAAGCTTGACGTTAACGGGACTGCTACAATGACGGGGTTCAAGTTACCCACTGGGGCAACGAACGATTATGTTCTTACAAGTGATGGCAGCGGCACTGGTACATGGCAGCCTCCTTCTACCACCGATTATTGGACTTTAGATGTTGATACGCTTTCAACTGGAAATTATATTTTGGGGGTAAACGAAACCGCCCCAGATGCTGACAAAGGTGGGTTAACGTTGAACCAAGGTGCTGCCGATGGGTTTATATTTACAGGGAAAAGCTCAGATGTAGCACATCTTTTCACAGATTTTGCAGAAGCAGATACGTGGGGAGGGTTAAAGAAAGCTAATACGGCAAATGGCGGTATCGGTATAGATGGGTTTACAGAAACAATACCGGCTGTTATAATATCAGGATATGCAGGAGCTGCGGGTCAAACAGAATCTGGATCATCTCTTGGTATTATAAGCCTTGTTTCTTATAAAACAGATGGCGGTACGGGGGTTACATCATTTGCAGACGATGACAATATTACAGTTATGAAGAATAATTTTAGCACAAAATTTATCTTAAAAGGCAACGGCGACCTGTATATTGACGGCTCTTACCTGACCTATTCCGACAACAGGCTAAAGAAAAACCAAAAGCCGTTAAGCTACGGGCTTGCGGAGCTGATGAAGCTAAAGCCGAAATCCTACACAAGGTTCTCTGGAAGCGTAGAGAACGGCAAAGTAAAGCTCGAAAAGAACAGCCAAAGAAAAGAGATCGGGTTGGTGGCACAAGAGGTTCTTGATATCATACCAGAAGCGGTTAACGAGCCAACGGATGAAGCCAACAGTTTCTACGGGATGGATTACAACAAGCTGATCCCAGTTATGATAAAAGCTATTCAGGAGCAGCAGGAGCAGATTGACGAACTGAAAAAAGCAGTAAGCGATCTTAAAAAAGATAATACAGAACTCAGTAATATTCAATGTGATATTCAACCAAAATGGGGTTTGTCAAGCGGAGCTTATACTATTATAAATTATAACGAGTGGCAACGTTGCTTAAGGAATAACTTAAAAGAGATCAAAAAGCTAAATGGCAAACGCAATGGCTTTACAGATGCTTTCAAGGAAGCCGACAAAGCATTTGACAAGGAATTTTTAAATTAAAATAATACTTGGTTTGGTTGAATTAGGGGCTAACGCCCCTTTTTTATTTAAAGATAGTTTGCTTGCAGATAATTACAGTTTTTGCTATTATTTACAGTTATGATATATTATTGTGGCTTTGCCCCTTTTTTTGTATATTTGTAAATTGAAAGACTAAATAAAAAAGGGAAGGGGAAAACTTTACAGAGTACCCGTTTTATAAATAAATAGATATATGTTTGTACTAAGAAGGATTACCTCTGAAGGTATGGAAAGGAACACCATATTAGGAGAAAGCTATCTGCTTTTTGATGCAGAAAGAAACCCAGAAGATTTCAAAAAATCGCTTGTCAAATTGAAAATGGACGAGCAGGATGTTTACGGTTTTATTTCCTATAATGAAGGAATGAAACTGGTTGCATTGTATAAGAGATCAACGTACTTTGTCATGGTTGGTAATGGTCAGACTTTTGCCAATATTACGCATAGTAAGCTAAAATAGTTTCATGATTATTTGGTTTGGGGGGCGCAAGCCCCTTTTTTATTTATACCCGTTATAAATTAGCTATTTACTTGACAATGTAATTTAGTTGACGTATATTTGTAGTGTAATAATTAATACTTAATAAAATGACAAAAGCAATAGCAACATCAGGAGCAAGAAAAGTAAGACAAATGATTAAAAATGGTGATGGAATTAGAACTATTACAGCATTTGCAAAAGGATACGGATTTAACTTAGAATCACCTTCAAGTTTGGTTTATATAAATAGCGAGAACCAAGTTTGCACAACAGTAAATAGAAAAAGAAATTATAATCGCGTGACAGAAGGATTTTAATAATGGAACATTGGAGCAAAATTAAAATAGAAGAATTAGATACAAGGGGAATAGATTTGAGTTCTCCTTGTGATTTTAAAGAATCGGTACGAGCTAAAAGCCCACTTAAAGCCGTAAGATTAACATTTAAAAAAAGCAGAATATCTATTTTAGATGAGTTTATTGAATTACACGGAAAAGAAAAATTAAGTAATTACATTTTAGATATTTTAGAAAATGATAAAAACTGGAAGTCAGATATTGCATTGCAGCAATCCATTGAATTTTGATACTTATAAAGGATGTTCGCATGAATGCGAATATTGTTTTGCAAAAAGAGGGAATAATATTACTAAAATTAAAAACGGTGGCGGATGGATTTCGTTTAAGAATTGGATAAATGGAGAGCGAAATGAATTTACTAAATGGTGTTCTAGAGAATTACCTATACATATAGGTGGATTATCGGACCCTTATCAACCTATTGAAAAGATAGAAAAAAGAACACGAAAAGTTTTAGAATATATTGAAAAAACAAAACCTGACTACCCTTTGATTATTTCAACAAAAGGGGTTAATGTTTTAAAGCGAGATTTAAAATTGATTTCTAATATGAACGTAGCTATTCAGATTTCTATGATTTCTCCTGATTTTGACGAAATAGAACCAAATGCACCTACTTATAATCAAAGGTTAAATTCTTTGCAAGAAATATCATTGAATTGCAAACGACTTTTGATTCGTGTTCAACCGTATATTTTAGAATCTAAGGAATATTTATTGCAGATTTTATCAGAATACAAAAAACAAGGTGTTCATGGAATTATAATTGAGGGCATGAAATGGCGAAGTATGAAAGATGGGCTTGTGAAAGTTGGTGCAGATTGTTGTTTTCCAAGACAAGTGTTAATTGATGATTTTAAGGAAATAAAAGCTGAATGCTACAATGTAGGATTGAAATTTTATTGCGCCGAAAACAGGCTTCGTGATATGTCAGATTCATTAAATTGCTGTGGAGTTGATGGAATGGATGGATTTATTGAACAAACGTATAATATTACACATCATTTATTTGGAAAAAAAGTAATTGACAGCAATATGGAAAATATTGGTTCAGCAGCACCTTTTGCTGTTGTTGAACAAACAGGGTCGTTTTATAAAGGAATAGAACTGATGTCTTTTAAAGAATGTATTGATTTATGCTGTAAGGATTATAATTATTTAAATGTTTTATTACAAAAAAAATGAAACTACAAGACTTTAAAATCCAGTATCAAAAACTGACAATTAAGAAAAACTTAAAATCATACTACATGGGTAAGACATATTATAACCACCACAATAACGAGCCAAATCATTATACCTTACATGAATTTGTTGCATCCAAGGAATACCCACTTATAATAGGAATTGTAGAAGACTTAAGCTCAGATGATAGCTGTTCTGTATGCTGGCATAATGAACCAGACAATATAAGCTTAAAAACTGCTTGGTACGAAAAGGGTGAGCTGATAAAGCTTGGGAACATACATGATGCATCTTTGTATTTGTTGTGTGATGGATTTGTTTTAATTTAAAACAACATTTATCTGAACCACCACGTAAATAAACCAAACCAAAAATAAATGAAAGAATTGATTTTAGATATTCATACGGATTATTGCATTAAGCATTCAAATTCAATATTTAATCTTTGCGAAAACAACCCTAATAAGTTTTTATGTTATGTATGTAATGATTTTTATTTGATTAATTATTTTGGATGTATAGGGTGCGGAGATAAATATGAACTTTATGAAAGTTTTATAAATAGAATTATTGGTAAAACAAAAATTTTTGAAACATTTAATATTAATAGGTTTTGTTTAGATAAGGAATTGAAAGATGACATGAATTTCTGTAAAAAAATAAAAAAGTACATTCATCAAATAAATTATATTTATTCAGATGCAGCAGGAAAGAGATATGCAATTACAACTAAAGCCAAACTTATCAATACAATTATCAACAATGATTTATTAGAGGCTAATTACAAAAAAGCTAAAACATATTTGATAGAAAACGGTTATGAGAATTTGATAGATCAATTAAATAGATTGTATAATAATAATAAAATTTAAATATCCGAATAAGAGATATTGAAAATAGTTAACGTAGTTCTTTGAATAATTGAATCTTTTTTGTACTTTAGTAGCTGTAATTGATAGCAGTCAATTCAAGCTAAAATATTATTTCGGGTCTAAATGCCCCTTTGTTTGTGCCTTTTCGACTGCTATCATTTGCAGACATCGGGGTTCGGACTCGAAAACCCCATTGCTGATTATATCGAGCAGAAACAAAAAAAAGAGTATAAAGAGTTATTTGCGGCATTGAAGAAAATAAAACCATGCTCTTGTACACCCAAACATGGTACGGCATAACGAAAGTTAAACTTCAATCCTTTACCGGATGAGGTCGCTGCAAAAGGCTTAGTTAATTTTTAAATTAACCAATGGTATTATATGCCGTAAAGGGTGAAGTATAACTTAAACAGAAATATCATGAAAAAAAAACAAATATTAGTTAATAAGATTACTGAATTAATTAAAGAACAATGCGAGTTAATTATTTGATATGAAAAACGCAAACTTAGGAGATTACTTATTGTGGGAAGGTAAACCAGCAAAAGTAATTGGAGAAACCGACCAAAGACAAGTTATAATTGAACTTTTAGAAGATGCTAAATGCCCACATTGCGGGGAGGGTTTAGGTAAAGACCAAACGCACGTAATTGTAAAATCTCCGATGTTTCAAAATGGAGCTGAACAAATGAGAACCATACAAGACGATGATACTTTGATAGTGCGTTAATTCGCCCTAATGTCGGGTGTATGAAAAGTACCGACAATAAAGAGATAATGTTTAATTTTAAAAATAAATTTGATATGAAAAACAAAAGTTCAATTACCAGAAAAGCAAGGTATTTTTTATACACCTTGTTAGCCACCGTTTTATTTACTTCTTGTGATTACGGAGTGGTAAAAGAATCGGATGTAACGAAAGCATTAGAACAAGCATACTTTGAAGGACAAAGAGATGTTTTAGAAAACGATGTGAGAATAAAAAGAAATCAAGATAGTTGTTGGATATGGATTAAATCGCCGTGGAATTCTGGTGAACAACCAATTTTCAACCCATCGTTTGACTGTCGTTAAATGGTGGCTAACGGTTTGGGTATGGTTTGATTTTTAACGATTTAAAAGAACAGAAATTATGATACAGATTGAAGAAAAAGAAATAGTAAAAGGCATAGATGAAGCCTATAAAAAAGCAGGAAGTAACGCATACTTTGGTAATGGATTCCAAGCAGGTGTAGATTTTGCACTAAAGCGAGTTGAAAATTTAACTATACCTGTTGTTACCACACGTTTATTCTTCTTTGATTGCTGGAAGCGTGATGGTATATTAGAAACCAAAGAAATAGAAGCCACTTGTGAAGAACACGCAACTTTAAAATTTGAAAAGGAATTTGGCGAAGATTACGGATTTGACCAACCATACTCTTAAATGTGTGGTAACTACTGAATATATGCACCACAGATACCAATATTTGATTTTCAAACAAAAAAACCTTACCTTTACATAAATTTTAAACAAAACATTATGAAAGAACTTTATTTGGCAGTACTGATAGGTGCAACGGTTTATGCACTTATAGATTTTGTGGGAGCAACTGGAAAAGGTATTTTTACACTTAAATATTTTGTCAGTATATTTACAAATGTACTGGCGGGATGTGTATTGATTTGGGCATTGGAACTAAAACCAGACCAGTTTATGCTTCATGGATTCGACTTCACGAAGATAACCGCAATGTGCTTTGGAATAACCGGGCAGAAGCTTTTTAAATCCATTATAAAGATTGCTGACAAAAATATCAAGACAACATTAGGGGTTAACAAGAAATGATCGAAAGGAAAAAGCTTGAAAAGCTGATAACAGATACTTTGAAATCAATAGGGCTTTATTCCGATGAAGCCCTATATCTTATATTAGGAACGATCGCAAAAGAAAGCCTGATGGGGAAATACAGGAAGCAGATCGGCGGCGGTCCAGCATTGGGCATATGTCAAATAGAACCAAGTACATTTTATGACATTATCCAGCATTTCTTGAAGTACAACCCAATGTTGAAGAATCTTGTAATGAAAGAAGCTGGTGTTGAAGATTTAATGGCAGAGTACCTTGAAAACAACGATGTGCTTTCCATTTGCTTTTGCAGATTCCAATATAGGAGATATCCAGAAAAACTTCCTAAAATCCATGACATTGAAGGAATGGCTGCATTATGGAAAAAACGTTACAATACTTACAAGGGTTCCGGAACTGTTGACGGGTTCATAAAAACTTACGAAAAATATATTAAAAATGGCTAAACTTACAAAATGGCTTTTGGTAATAATTGCGCCAATAGCAATAACATTGTTCTTTCTTTGGAAATCAGAAAAGAAAGAAAACTCTCAATACTCTTCTAAAATAGAAAAGTACAGATCGGACAGTGTTTTCATGTCCGAAAAACTGAGGGCTTCGCATGAATCCTACAGTAAACTCGAAAAAGCAAAAACAAAGGTCGAGATCTTTTACAAAGACAAAAACGGATCAATAACAAGGAATTTTGAATCGAAGCTTGACCACGAGAGGAAATTGCGCCGTTTGGCTGAAATGAAGCCCAATGACACCGTTTATCTGCAAAAAGAAGACAATACACCCAAAACGCTTTACGACACCTTTAAAAACGATGATTTTACACTCAGGTACTCCATAGACTACTATGGCGGCATATTCAATGTAGATTTCGATTGGGACTTAAAACAAAAGACCGCAATAAAAGAGCATATAATCTACGAAACCATCTATAAGGACAAGATAGTTTACAGGGACAAATACCACCACTATGTATCGTACAGTTACGGTGGTGTACTCCATGATGTTGAGTTCGGGATGTTCAAAAAAAACATGGGGTTTCAGGGCGGCGTTGTTTTTTATGATAAAAAAGTGCTTCCCAAAGTGGGTGTATCGGTACTTTTCTGATATTGGTTTTTTGGTTTGGTTGAATTAGGGGCTAACGCCCCTTTTTTATTTATACACGTTATAAATTAGCTGTTATTTTAAATAAACACCATTAATTACTTGACAATGTAATTTAGTTGACGTATATTTGTAAGACAAACAAACCAAAAACCAAAAAAGATGAAATCACAAGCAACACACGCAAACTTCAAAAACTGGGAAACAGTAACCATTCAATTGGACAACGCCGTTCAAATGACAGAAAAAGCCGTTCAAATTAAAGGTCAGATAGTTAAAGGCTCTGTTTGGTTTCCATTGAGCTGCGTGAACGTTATAGATCAATTTGAAATCGAAGCACCAGTTTGGATGTTGAGAAAAAAAGGACTTAATTTTTTAACTTAAAATAATATAATCGGGCGAGCCAGAAGCCCAAGCAAGACCCAAGGGCATGGGCAGAACAAAATGAAAACATTAAAAACACAAAAAGAACTTAAAGTTTTAGTGAAAAAAAACAGAAAAAACATAAAAAACATCAATGGGGTTGAATTTAGCGAATTGTATCCAATTCTTAGAGCAACCAATAAACATACTACCTACTATGATGTAGATTCTCAGGAAAACAAGTTTTTATTTGCTCCATTTACTGTTATTTTAAAATAACAGTAAAATGGCAAAACCAGAAAAAGAACGTATCGGCGAACTATGCGCAATATATGCGCAGATGATCGAGCCGATAAAAGGAGAATCTTACAAAGAAACAGCTACAAGGTTATCGAATGCGATCGGAACAAGGATAGAATCCGAGGTTTTCCATAAAACCGTTAAATTCATAAGAATGAACGCTTTTGTAGATACAATTGAAAAAGTCAGGAAAGATTATCACAACAAGAAAAAATAAACAAAAATGAAAACAACCGAAACAATCAGAAAAAAGATATTTGAATTTTTCACGTTTATAGGAGATATTGAAAAGAACCCAGAGGCACTAGAATTATATCAGGATATCCAATACAATAGGGATAAAGACTTGACTGAGTTGGAATCAAAATATATTCCTTTATTTTTGGATAAAATCCTTTTGTCGAACGAAAAAGAACTTTTAAAAAGACTTCTTCGCAATGAATTTCACAAAACAGAAAGCTTTATGGAGTCTATTGAAACGAGCAGAATTGATGCGGTGATTTCTATTGCCGAAAAAACAGGACTTGGAATTGATTTTGTTGAAGAACTTAAAAAAGATTTGGAATGAAAAATATAACGATCAAAAAAAACACGGCATTGATAGAACTTTCCATTGCACTTGGAAGGTCGCCAGATTTGCTTATTGAGGAAATTTTGGAAATTTCAAATAAACATGGTTATCTGGTTGACGATATCTGCGAGAGTGGAAGGCTTCTGGTTGACAATATGGTGAAGGATGGAGAATTAAGAACAATGGAAGGTGCATGTATTCTATGTACAGGGAAATGTGGGATTATTGTTGTGGGAAAGAAAGAATTTAATATATCAGAATTATTCTATAAACTCGTTTTATGGGGAAAATACGACTGTCCTGAATGCGGTGGAGAATGCGAACCATCACCAGAAAACAAGGAGATATCAGCAACGTACTTAGACCCTCCAGAATCGGATGGAAAAGAAATGTTTGTTTGCGCAAACTGTGGAAACGAATTTGAAATTAATTGATGATTAATTATATGGTGTTAGTATTACGAACAACGTTGCAGTATATGTGGCGTTGAGAACCAAAGTTGAAAAATGAGATACATTAACAAATTAAAATAAAAGTTTAACCAAAGCACTAATACAATGCCATATATACATTGTTGTGTGCTTTTAAAATTACGGACATGGAATTACAAGAATTATTAGAAATGAATATTGAAATAGCAACATTGCTAAACGCACCACAAGTGCAATTACCTCCAGTAATGAAGGGATTGATTGAGAAGTTGATTAAAGAAAATGAAGCTAAATTAAAAGAGATTAGCGAGTAATTTTTATTGCACACAACGGTTAGTACGGATTATTAACGACAAAATTTAAAACAAGATGAAAAATATTATTAAAAAATTAGAACAAGCGGTTCTTAAATCTGCTCCTTTATTAGAAAAAGTTGAATTGAGAGAAACTACTCATAAATATTTGGGAAACCGAAGTAAAACTCATTTAAGTTTAAATATAAGTTTTCAAGACAATAAATTAAGCTGGATAAATGTTGGTTTTCAAAATGATGTAAACTACCAATTTACAGTAATTTTATCGAGATATGTTTGTGATGAATATTACAAAAGTGTGCAGTTTGGTTCTGGGTTTTACGACTTAGAAGAAAATTATTAGAAAAGCAAAAAGAAATACAAGCTGAATTAGCACGAATGTAGTATTAATGCTAATGTATGTGTATACGAATGTTTATGAACCAAAAAGTTAATATTAAGTTTGTGGTGAAAAACGCAGAATATTTCACTTTTTATTTAGAATGCCTATAAATTATGAATTTACTTGATAATGTAAATGTAATTAATTAATTTAGCACAATAAAAAACAATAAAAATGAAAGCAATAATTAAATCAGCTAGGTTTGACAAAGAAATTGAAACTAAATTTGGTATAGCATATATTCATAAAATTGAATATGATGACAAAAAAGCCACATACTTTTCAACAGCAAAAGACCAAACTAAGTTCATTGCTGGTAAAGAAGCTGAATTTACAGAAGAAAAAAAAGGCAATTATTTGAATATTAAACCGATTCAAAAAGCACAATTTTCACCTTATAACAGAGCGGTAAAAAAAGAGCAGTCTAAATATTCTGGTTTTGCAATGTCATATGCTAAAGATTTGGTATGCGAGGGCAAAATTAAACCAGATCAAATGTTTGCCACGGCAAAAAAAATGATGGACTGGATGGTTTTACAAGATAAAGAAATTTCACAATGATTCGAATTGAAACAGAGCAAAGAAGTGAAGCGTGGTTTCAAGCTAAACTTGGACGTATTGGGGCATCAAGATTCAAGGATTTAATGTCAGGTGAGTCTACAATTGGTTATAAGGGGTTGATTTCTGATATTGCCGCTGAGATCAAAAGTGGTGAAATGGAAGAAACTTATACAAATGCAGATATGGAGCGTGGTATTGAATTAGAACCAGAAGCACGGGCAGCGTATGAAGACATTTTTGAGGTTGATGTTGAAGAAACGGGGCTTTGTATTCCTGATGAAAGTAACGAATTTCACGAATGGGTTGGGGTTTCTCCAGATGGCGGTATGGATGGTTTTACAAAATTGCTTGAAATAAAATGCCCTAAAAAACGAACCCATTGGAATTATATTAAAGCGGAAAAATTACCAAATGAATATAAATGGCAAGTGCAGGGGCAATTGTTTGTAACCAATGCTGAATATTGCGATTTTATGAGTTACCATCCAAGTTTAAAGCCTTTTATCATTAGGGTATATCCTGATTTTAAAATGCACAAAGAAATTGAAGAACGATTAAGAAAAACGATTACCTTGATCAAACAGGAAATCAAGAACTATAACGATTACGATTTTTTAACAAATTAAAAAACAATAAAAATGGGACTTACGGAAAAAATCGAAAACAACACAATGTATTTATACATTATATCTGGCAAGTTGACACAAAAAGTCACGGCGGATACACCTAATGCAATTTTAAGGCATTATGAAAAAAAAGATGGTAGCAACGGTGAAAAATGGGAACTGCACCATAAAAACCTAACAGCGTTCATTTCGGGGATAGAATTTAACGAATCTGAATTTGGGGAGCAATGTATTTTGAAAATGACAGACGGAAAGGATACGGCATGTTTGACGATGCCTACAAATGGAAGGTATTTTATAGACTTCGCAAGAAAGTTCTCCAATATAAACCTTGAAGAAAAAATAACGATAAACCCTTACGACTTTAACAATGATGGAAAACAGCTTACTGGGATTTCGATTGTCCAAAACGGTAAAAAGCTGGAAAACTATTTTTGGGACAAAGAAAACAAATGCGCAATAAATGGCATTGTTCAACCAGAAAACAATGGTGATGGTTTTGATTCCGATGACTGGAAAATGTATTTTATTAAGCTTAAAAAGTTTCTTAAATCATATATTGAAGGACAAATGGGCAATATTTGTGACTTTGCCGTTGAGAAAGAAGCCACTGAGCATTCTGTAGATGATGTTCCACCAGAAAAACAACCAAATATCGGTGATTTTTCGGATTTACCTTTTTAGAATGTTGACTTTGCAATTATGTTTTTTTAAATAAAAGAGATGAAAGAAGTAATATTGAAATTTAAATTTGATGATGAAGGCGGTTATGATGGGCATGGTGATGATGTTGGCGAAATAATTCGATCAATTTTGGAACGTGAAATTAAAATTGAATTGGAAGGCGATGGTGTTGTAAAGAAAGGTTGGAAACTTGAAATTATAAATAATTATACAAAAGATGAAGTACGATCTAAAAAACGAATTTGCGGAATATAACCAAAATATAATTAACTTAAAACAAATATATGACATCACTAAAAAAGTTTAAAAAAACAGTAAAATCCGTGGCGGAAAAATACCATATGAAAACCATATACGAACTCGTAAAAGAGCAGCGGCTAAAAAAAGGCATGACCCAAAAAGAACTTGCGGAAAAACTCCCTGAAAACATAAGGGACAAGGATATTTGTCTTTTCGAGAAAAACAAAAGGGATTTTAGGTATTCCGAGATGAAACTGATAGCTGAGATTTTGGGATGTGAATTTAAAATGCAGAAGATCAGAAAAAAACAAACAGTTCATATCTTTGATGACGGGGATTTGACGCTGTATGAAATCAATCTTATGGCTGAAACATTGGGATGCAAGTGGGTTTTAAATGAAATCAAAGCAAAATGAGAAAAGTTGAATATCTTTTTATATTGCATATTATTCGCTATATGCTCATAGGGTTTATTATTGCGTTTTTGTTGTGTTTATCATTTTGAAAAATGGAACTAAAATGCACCATAAAAAATATTGACGCTTTCCGTGATTCTGTTGATTTCGTTGAATTTGACGGTTTTAAAAAAAGCCTGAAATTAAATGATGGGGATTGTCTCAATATTGATATATGGAAAGAAAGGAATGTTGATTTTCACAGAAAGTTTTTTGCATTCCTGAACGCATGCATATATCTTTTCCCTGAAGAAGAGGAATATGACAGGTTGAGGAATGTCAATTACCTTAGAAAAAAACTAATGATAATGATAGGAGAAGCTGATGTTATTTACGATATGACAGGAAAAGAACATTTACAAGCTCGTTCTATATCCTTCAAGTCGATGGACGATGTGGAATTTTCAAGGATATACAGTATGTGCATTGATGCCATGCTCAAACATATTCTGCACTGGATAAGCATGGAGGATTTTGAAAAAACGATTGCTAATTTTATATAACAGCCCTGATAAGATACGTTGCTATTTAATAGTTATAATTTCAAAAACTTAGTAAAATGAAAATAAGAAAACATATAATTTCAAAATTATCACAGTTTAAGCAATGGATTTTATCTATTGCCATGCCTCGTTTTTTCTCTCTGCACGGTGAGAAATTCAAATTAAAATGGTTAGTGATATATGGATTTTGGCGAATTATTTATTTCGGAATAATTGCCAAGTTTGGAATAGTAACTGTAAACAAAAAAGCTGTAAATAAAATATATATTAGCTATGGGACCGCAATACCAATACGTGATTTATTGGATAAAGGTTATCGAGCAAGATTGATTGGATATGTGTTTAACGAGCCGATTTTGGAGTATTCGAGAGAGATAAGAACGGAAAAAGACGGATGAGCATGGAAGATTTTGAATAACGAAAAAATTTAAAAACATATGAAAAAAATTATTGAAGATTTTAAAGAAACTGGTAATTGTCTTGTTAATATTGACAATCTTATATCAGAATGGAATCACTTATGGTTGATTTCCCAATACGGAGATAAATATAGATTAATACGCTATTTGCGTAAAGATTCTCCAATTATAAAAATAAAAGTAACTATAAGTGAATTGCAAGCTAAAGAATTAATAGATAAACTTTCTTTAAAATCGCTACGAGACTCTGCATTTAAAAGAGCTGTGTCATGGAGAAAAGGCGAGGTGCAGACGGTGTGTTAATCAATGAAGGCTAATGTTAACTTGTAAGAATAGTAGCCAAACCACAAACCTTGAATAATAGTACAAACGCCTATATTGGCTATTATTTTTACAAATTGTTATAGGCTTTTAAAATTACGGTTATGACAACAGAGGAATTAAAACAATATAAAAAAGCAACAGCATTAAATGCTATACGCAAACTATATCACCCAAAAACTAAACATAACTTCACCTATTATGAAGGTGAAGGTAGTATGATGGAGCAGATAAGTTACGAGGTTAAACAAATAATAGAAACACTTGAAAAAGAACTGCTTGAATTAAAACAGAAAGAGTAGTAATTTTTATTGCCTGTAACGGGAATAATATGAATAGTAAAAATTTACGGACATGAAAAGACCATATTACAATTTACAGCAAAGGCTACTAATGAGATTAGAAACACTACAAGGCGCATGTATGGAACTGAACATAGCTTGGTTGAGACTATGCAGAGATATTGAAAGAAGCGCAAAACGTAGTAAATTTTTACTATTTATATTTAATGTTGTATGGCGAAGAGAGCCGTTAAAAAGCGATTCTAAATGCCTTATGTGTGAAAAACAAAAGCCTAATGACGGACATAGTTGTTGTGAAGATTGCGGTGGTATCGCTTTTTAATTGCATACAACTTTCAAATATACGCAACATAAACAACCAAAAAATTAGAATCATGGACTCAAAAAAAATACAAAAATACAGTGATAAAAACATTGACCAACTTAAGGGAACAGCACAAAAATGGTTCAATAAATTCATCAGGCTTCGTGATACTGACGAAAATGGCAATGGGTTTTGTATAAGTTCTGGAAAACCATTAAAATATGGACACCCAAACTGCCATGCCGGGCATTATTACCCATCTACTGTAAGCGAGTTGAAATTCAATGAGGACAACGTTAACTTGCAGTCCAAGGGCGATAATTATTACAAACACTCAAACGCCATAGAATACGGAAAAAAACTTGTTGAAAAAATAGGTCAGGAAAGAATGGACAGGCTTCGTTTTATTGCCGATCATTACAAAAGGATATCTTTCAAATGGGACAGGGTTTCGCTTATAGAAATCATTGAAACTTATAAGGAAAAATGCAAGGAACTGGCAAAGGAAAAAAATTTTAAGGTAAAATGACATGAAAATATTACCAGCCAACACCTTCAATGACCCGAACTCGGAAATGTTCAAGAAGGTAGCCAAAAAAATAATGGAAAAACGAATTATCATGGATATAAACTGCAATCAAATTGCAAGGGAACTTAAGACCCATCATTCTGGGGTTCTCAAGGTTTTTTCCTATATGTTGAAAAACTTTGAAGACTTTAAATAATTTAAAGCAAAAGCGATAGTTAAATTTTTAATGACATGAAAAGAATAAATAAAAATATTGGAGCAAAAGTACAGATAAGAGAAATAACTGTTGAAATTAATCCAGAAGTTAAATGGAAAAAACTTAAGAAAGTTACAGGTGTAATAGTTGAGAATAAAAATTATGAACAATATTATCATACTTGCAGCGGTAAATATACCTATGTAAACAAACATTTAATTAAAAATGACTGTTATCCAACCTTTGCAATAAAACTTGATAATAATGTGAAGGATATTGAAGGGAATAATGTGATTGTTGTACGAGAGTTTGACATTAAGTTTTTGGAACGAATTGAAATACAAAAAAAACCTGTAAGCGAAAAGGCTTATTTTAACGCTAAAAAGGTTATTGAACGATATGAGACCGAAAACGGTTATAATTAGGTGGATTAAAGTTTACTAATCAATAAAATACTAAAAAATTAATCAGCATATAAGTTATTTTTTGTATATTTGTAATGTAGTAATTTAATTCGTAAAAATGAAATCAGTTTATTTAATATAAAAGAACCAAAAGCGAGTGGGCTTTTCCTTACGGATTAAGTTACTACGGCACTCGCTGGCGGTTCTGTTATTTTATTTATAAAATAATGGCTAAAAAATTAAGGTCTGTAAATACGCATTTTTGGGATGATGTTTTTATTAGAAAATTATCACCAGCCGAAAAACTATTATTTTTATATTTATTGACAAATTCACTAACTAATGTTTTAGGAATTTATGAAATAACATTAGAGCGGATGATATTTGATACAGGGCTAGATGAAAAAACCGTTTTAAAAGCTTTAAAACACTTTGAAAGTTTTAATAAGGTTTTTCATATTGACAACTTCATCATTTTAGCAAACTTTTTAAAAAATCAAAGTATGAACAGTAATATGAAAATAGGGGCTATTGCTGTTTTTAATGATTTACCGTTAAATATTACAGAATTATCTAATTATGAGGGTAATATAGAAGACTTTGAAAGCCTTTTAAAGGCTTTAGAATCCTTTGAAAATAGTAATATAAATATAAAGTTTAATAGTAATGGTAATAGTAATACAAAAAACGTCAACCCTTCTTTTGATGAAGTTGAACAATACGGAAAAGAAAATGGTTATGATCTTCCAGTACAAAAAATAATTAACCATTATACCAATGGCGGTAAATTTGACAATTGGATAAATTCAAAAGGGAAAGATGTTAAATTATGGCGTAGGACATTATCTAATAATTGGTTTGAAGCTGAATATAAAATAAAACCACCAATACCAAAAGCTAAATTTCCTGAAATAATAATAAGCAATGAATAGCATTTTAGAAAATATCAAACTGACAAATAAATACGATATTCTTGAACAGCAAAAAGAATTTAAAAATCGTTTAAAAAATGAAGCAAGGGGAATACAAATGACAGATAGGTTTTTAAATTTCATTATAAACCACAATAACGGGCTTATTAGTTATGCGTCAGAAATTGAAATGGAAAACATAAGGTTGTTGACAGAGTTGAATAAATGTATTGATGAAAAAAACAAAATTAAATCCACAGCAATTGAAAGTATTGGGTGGCTTCAATCTTTACTTATAAAACAACTTATTAAATTCAAAGTAAGATAATGAATATTTCGTTGGATGAAATAAAAAGCGAAAGCAAAAAGGTAAAAGACGTTCAATATCTTGACGACCACAGGGATTCCATGGTCAAGGGTTTTGTAAATGGATATGAGCTTGGTAAGACAACTTATTTTAATGGAATAAACCCTCATTTTAGATGGCTTAAAAAAAACCTGATAATGTTTGCAGGGTATGGAAATCACGGAAAATCGGCAATGTTAAACCAATTGTTGTTATTAAGGGCTTTGAATGATAATGAGAAATTCGCAATATTTTCCCCAGAAAATATGCCAGTCGATCACTTCTATAACGACATTATACATACACTGATCGGAAAATCCACAATGAAGCAACACCATAACCAAATGTCAATGATCGAGTACGAGGCAGGAATGGAGTTTGTCAAAGAACACTTCTTTTTATTGTACCCAGAAACAGAGTCCCCGACACCTGAATATATAAACGATAGGTTTTTAGATGCAATAGTAAAGCACGGTGTTGATGGTTGTGTGATCGACCCATTCAATCAGTTGGAAAACGACTGGGAAAAGTCGGGGCGTGACGATAAATATCTTTCTTCATTTTTAGGCAAAGAAAAAATGTTCGCACAAAGAAATGATGTTTACAAAATAATCGTAGGGCATTGCAAATCACCAAGAAACCCGATTACAGATGATGGCGTTATAAAAGAACCGAATGTGTTTGACCTTGCACATGGGGCCATGTGGAACAATAAAATTGACGATATTTTATTTGTTCACAGACCTTATAAAATTTCTGAACCAGATAATACAATGGCTTTGTTTACTTCTGCAAAAATAAAAAAACAAAGGATATGTGGAAGACCCGGTACTGTTCAGGTTCATTTTGACCCGATGAAAAACCGTTTTTACATGGAAAACGAAGACCCTTTTACTGAACTTGATAAACATATAAAAGAAAAAATGGGCATATGAAAGGTTATAAAAAAATAACAGAATTGCCAAAAAAAGGAACAGAGGTATTTATCATTATGGATAAAAAACCTGAAAGAATGGTTTATAGGAATATCATTGACGCTTCTGTTTTAAGAAAAAATAATATTGGATGGGGAAAACCAGAAACACCTCAATCCTATGAAAGTTATAAATCAGATATGCGCTGGTATGCAAAAAACGGACATATGTATGAAAAAAAGTAAAAAACAAGAGTTAATATGGCAAAATAGTAACGAAATTTTGAATGTTGGTATATTTAAACTGCAAAAAGCATCAGAAATTGAAGGTTTTGACAGGGAAAATATAATTTGGGTCGAAAAAAACAATGGTGAAGGAATGGATATTGATTTAGAAAAAATATTTAAAAACGAGATGTAGAACAAATGATAGGTATAGAAATAAAAGACGGCTTCATGGATTTTGCAAAAACGGATTTTCAATGTCCAAACTGTGAAAAATGGTATGATGATATAAACGATAAATATCTGAACAGATGTAACAGAAATAAAAGCTGGGCAACAAAGATAAAATGTGGTTGCGGAAATCATTTTTACATGACTTACAATTATATGGGCGATGCTGTTTCATTTTGCTTATAAATTTTTGTAGTGTTATCGGCTGCCTTTTATTAATCGAATTATTAACAATTAAATATCAAAACAATGGGAATAATTATAAATGCAGGTTCTGTAAACAAAGGAGGAACTTTTGAACAAGCCGAAATAAATGCTAAAGAATGGTTAAAATCAATTCACGATGAAGGATTTAACGAGGTTGAAATGAAATTTATTGAAAGACACAAAGATGGCGATTGGTTATTTCATTTTACTCATTTAGTAACTAAAAAAATTGCAACTCTCGAAATACATGGGTTCACAAAAGAACAATGCAATCAATTTATGTTTCATCCGAGAGTGTATTGGAACGGTTCGTCAACTTATGTCCCAAAAATTGAGGATTGGTTGTGTGATGGATTCAAATTTAGAATAGAGTACTATAAATGTGGGAAATAGGAATATACCATAAATGCGAAATTTTCTTACACGAAGGATATATGCTTGCAATAAGGCGGTTAAAAAATAATTCGCTATAACGACCATTGTATGATTTCGGTTGGCATTAATAGCACTAAATTGTCGAACCGATATAAACTAAATTAAAAGTGCAAAAGTTGGACTAAGCACACACGCCAACTGAATTATACAAATTGTTGTGTGTAGTACGGTTTATTAAACCACAAAAAATATAGATATGGAAATTTCAAAAAGTAGATTAAAAGAATTAGAGTTGATTGAATCTAAAATGCGTGCGTTGGAATGCGCTGGAGTAGATAACTGGGAAGGTTATGGAATAGCTATGGAAGAAATTGAAGAGCAAGAGCGTGTGGATAACGCAATAGAAGATGCTGCCGAAAAAGCATTGAAAGTGTTAGAAGAAAGCTTGCATGAACCGAGTGAGCGTGGGGCTGGATTTTCCACAACAGAAGCAGCGCAAGAGGATGCGTTTGAAATACTAAAGAATTGCTTAATTGAGCTTAGTAAGTAGTATTACACACAACTACCGTATAACAGTACTTTTTGCATAACGAAAAAAATATAAACTACAGATAAATATTTGACAATGTGTTCTGTTTTTTATAAATTCGTATTTCTTGTACTATTTGAATACTTTTTTTTGGTTTAAAAGAGGGGATGCCTTACGGCGAAGCCCCCTCTTTTATTAAACATCAAACATGGGAAAAAACAACCATATAAAATGCCTTGGATGCGATAATGTATTCCAGTATGAGCTAAAGGGAAAAAGGGCTTGGTATCGCTCAAAGGACGATTCAATCAGTTTCAACGGTGAAAATATCAAATGCCCGAAATGCAACGGAGAAAAATTGATTTTCGACAGTTATTCAAAATGTATAAATTTGGTAAAATGAAAAGAATACAAAACCAAAAAACATAAAATGGAAAGATTAAGCACTTTAATTATATTGATCTTATTGGTTTCATCGAGCCTTTTTTCACAGACCGAAATCAAACTGCATTTGAACAGTAGAAATGCAAAAGACACCTGTCTTTTCGACTACTATTCAAAGATCGAAGCAAAGACGCTCATTGATTCATGTGTGGAGATAAGGGGTATGGTTAACTATGAGAGAGACAATGGAAACCCTTACTATTCCTATATGGCCGCAATTAATACAAGATACGGAGGGGTTGAATATTTCATGGATACAGAGAAGCGGATAGATTATTTTTCTGCTTCATTTACCTATCCTTTTACAAAATGGTTCAGTTTTGGGTACTCTTTTATAAATACGGGAAACCATTCTTTCAAGGCTTTGCTCAAATGGAAATGGACAAAAATTGACTTGACGTTTTTTGACCAATTATATTTAGCAAGTATTTTTTTTAACCCAGAAATAAATATAAGCGAAAAATCAAAGGTCGGGATCGGCTCAGGACTGGTGTATTTTTACGGCAAGGCAAAATGGAACATCGGGTTGACTTTTTCAACTGTATTATAAAAAACCTATATATGAAAGCAAAAAAACCGCCGTCAAGCAAAGAAATAATAGGAGATGTAAAAGAGCGTTTTAAAGAACTTGAACACAAAGGGTTGGACTGGAAAAGCTTTTATAGCGGATGGATTGAGGGCAGGACAAGCATATTGGAAGAAAAAATAAAAAAATAATCTTAGTAAAACGTTTTAAGCGATGGAAAACAGGTTTGAAAAATATTTAATGTACGAAAAAGAAAATGGTAAAATAGTAAATGTAAATTCTAAAGCGCTTGAATTAGCTGATGAATCCTTTTTGCTGTTTAAAGGTATGTATGATATTAATTATGGTTCAATAGAAGAAGATGAAAATCTTATATCAATACATACAGGAGGATGGTCTGATAATGAAGAATTGATTTATGAATTTAAGGAGACTTGGTGGTGGTTTAAAAATCATAAGATAACAGCAAAAGGCGGTCATTATTATTTCAATACCGATTTTTATGCAGATAAAGAATGGAGTATAGTATCCGAGTGTGTGTAGTCAAATGTTTGCTAACGGTTTGTCTATGTGTAGCGCCGACTTAAATAAATTACTATACTAACTTAAAAAACTTAAACAATGGATAACTTAGAAATATTTGATAAAAACGGAAAGGCATTACATATAGGTAGTGTTATAACCCCATTTTGGATATGGCTTGTTAAAGAAGCAAAAATAGAAGTGATTGAAGCAACAAAATTTATTGAAGTACATGGGTTTGCAGAAGAAGGAGATTTTGGAGTACCTGTAATATCTTTTGCAGAACTGATTGAACTGTACAAAAGTAAAAATGGGTTATAACGTTTAAATATGATACGGTTGCTTTTATCAAGTTACCACAGAATTTAATTAGGATTATAAATGTTAAAATATTTTGAGCGTTGGAAAAATATTGTTGAAAAAAATACTTAATAATACTTGACAATATAAAATAATACTATATATTTGCACTTAACATTTAAAGTTTTAAATATTATGGAAAAGACAAAAATGACTATTCACCGAGCATTGTCGGAACTAAAACTGATTGATGCAAGAATTGAAAAAGCTATTAATGTAGTTGAGCCAACTGGTTTAATGCAATTGAATAAGCCTGTTAATGGTTTTTACGCAAAAGATGATTTCGAGAAAGATGTAAAGGCTAAGTTTCAATCAGTTTCAGATTTGATTGAGCGTAAAAACTCTATTAAATCAGCTATTGTAAAAGCAAACGGAACGACCATTGTTAAAATTGGAGGAAAAACAATGACTATTGCAGATGCAATTAATTTTAAAACTGTAATAGCTGTTAAGAAAAACCTTATCGCAAGGTTGAGTCAAAAGCACAACGCAGTAAAAGCAAAATTTACTCAGGAAAATGAGAAAGTAAACAATGTTGCTTTAGAGAACGCTAAAATTATGATTGGCAAACAAGGTGATGATAGGGTAAAACCTAACGATGAAGATGTTAAAAACATTGTTGAGCCGTTTGTGAAGCGTAAGGAATTTCATTTAGTTGACCCTTTGAAAGTTGAAGAACTTACAGAGAATTTGCAAAATGAAGTAAATGAATTTGAGACAGAAGTTGACGCTGTTCTTTCTGAAATTAACGCAATAACAGTAATTGAAATTTAATTAAAACTAATAAAGGAATACCGATGCGAAAAACATAAATTCAATTCCCTGCTTGAGGGTTAGAAAAGCACCGGTTTGCTAAACTAACATGCAATGGGTTCTTAGTGTCGCTGGTTCGATTCCAGTATTCTCCGCCAGACGAAAGTCGGGGAATTAGCTCAGATGGTTAGAGCATAAGACTGCAAAAACTTGAAAAGTTTAACGCTGAAAGTTAAAAGCAAAAAGGTTAAAATTAAAAGTTCTTACGCTTTAAAGATTAAAATGTAAAAAGCAAAGTTCTTTTAAACCCCTGGTAAAAGTTTCTAAGAGTATTAATTGACCAACTCAATGTTTTGTACAGGGCTGCATCGGTAACCCTTTTTTTATATAAAAAATTATGGCAAAGGACAGAGAAAGTTTAACGATTGATAGCGAAATAAACGCTGAGATTAAGAAAGAAGCTACAAAACAAAGACGCAGTTTTAGCGGAATGATTGAGTTTATATGTAGTGAATACCTAATGGCTTTAAAAAAGCCAAAGAGGGGCACAAACCTTGAATAATAGTACAAACGCCTATATATTTTTTATTGTGTGTTATAGCCAGTTAATTTTTATCAAAATGGAATACAATGGGTGTAAATTTAGAGATAATTCGGTGAGAGAAAATACAAAGTATATTGTAATTACCGATGGTGATTTAGATTTAAACGGAGCTTATGGTATTAATTCAGATATTGAATTAGAATCGTTTGTTTCAGAATGCGAAAAAGATGGTTCAAAAAATAGAATACAAGCAATTTTCAAAATTGAAGCTGATGTAACTGGGACGCTCGTTTAAGTGCTAACGGATAGTGTAACAATAGTTACGGAATTTGAGATATAAACCTTTCAAAATTAATGTAATGATTATACAAAAAAAATTATTTGACATACCGGAAAAGCCAGTAATTATTGTTGACACATTGTTATGTGGCGTTTGTTCTAACGATAACAAAATAGCCTTAACGGTAAATGAAGTAAAGGTGTGTTATGATTGCTTGAAGTTCAATAAAAACAGAGCAAAAGGTAATGGCTTAACTGAAATACAGCAACTTGAAATAGATACCAAGTACATTTCTTTAAATGCCACCTAACGGTGTACGTATGGGTAGTGCGTGAATTACCCACCAAAATAAATAGAAAGTAATAACCTTAAAAAATACTAAGTAATGAGCGATTTAACAAAGAAAGAATACCTAAAAGCATATGAACATGGCAAAAGTGTAGCAACATTTAACATGAGTAATTTACCAGAAAACAAGGCTATGCAATATGAGCCTTTGTTATCTTCCGTTTTTCGCTCATTAGATTTTAATGAATGCTATATTGTCAAAACACAAAAAGAATGGGATAGAGTTAAACACCTGTTAGATTTACGACCAGATATTTGCGAAAAGGAAACCCCAAGCGAAATTCCTTTTTCACCTACTTTTATTAAGCATTCGACATTTATAAGCTGCGGAACTTTGCTCACATACTCGATAAATAATAAAAAAGGAATTACTGCGAATTGGATACCTGCAATACTTAATGTGATTAGTCTTCCTTAAATGGAAGATAACGGTTGCCATATGCTTACGTTGGCGATTAGAACGAACAAATTTATCAATTTACTAAAAACTTTATAAAATGACAGAAACTACGAATACCAACGAACACGCCAATGGAGTATATGGCGTGTTAACGGCTGGCAATTGTAAACCTATTCTTTTCTCAACTCCAATGGTTCAGGCGATATTGAGAGGAGAAAAGACACAAACCAGACGGATAGTTAAATACTCAAAAAAAATAACAGACCCTAAAATTGGATTCTCTGCATTTACAGATAAAGACCAATTTGAAGTTAGAGGAGTTCACGAAAACGGACAATATGGAGGCTCATTGTTTAAAATGAAATACAAAGTAGGTGACATACTTTGGGTGCGTGAAACATGGCAACATACAAAAGTATTGAACTTACACCCAACTGATGAAAACTACGGATATGTTTATAAAGCTGATGGGCAACCGTGGGAGGATTACGAACATTGGACTTGGAAACCTTCAATATTTATGACTAAAAATGCTTGCCGTATTTTCTTGATACTTACAAAAATTAGAATTGAACGGCTCGAAGATATTACAAAGGAAGATGCAATTGCAGAAGGTATCGAAAAATGGCAACAAATGTGCCAAACCCGCTATAAATCGTATGTTGAACCAATGGTAGGATTTTGGGATGATGGAAGCCATTTGCAAACAGGTGGTGTTCATCCGGCAATTGCTTCTTATCGTTCATTATGGGCAAAAATTAACGGATTTGATAATCTCAATTCTAATCCTTGGGTTTTTGTGTACGAATTTGAACGCACGGACGCTTCTTTTGCTTGCCGTTAACGAAAAAGTATATGTGGTCGGTTGCATTTGAAAGCACGAAACTACGCATACCAACAAATCAAAATAAATGAGATTATGAACAATAAAGAAATATTAAGCAAAATAGCAATTTTCCAACATAATGATAATTGGCACGAATTAACTTGTGGAAATGATAGCCAACATTTGCCACTTGTAGGCAATGAGGTAAATGGTAAGGTTATTTTAAAGTGCCTTAATTGTGATTATGAGCAAGATTACATTCCAAGCGTTATTTTTAAAAACGAATGGAAAGATTGGTGGCAATCACTTTCGGCAAGTGAAAGATTCCCTTTGATGCGAAAATATGAGGTAAAACAAGTAAACGATAAATTAATTAAAAAGATGTGGAGGGGCGAGTTTTTAAATGCCCTATAACGGAACGCAGGTATGACATCGGTTTTTTGCGGATTAATAACTAAAACTTAAATAAAATGTACACAAAAGAAGACATTGAAAATGCAAAACAGTACTTGGATAATGAAGGGTACGGAACTGGAACCAACTTTACATTAAATGCAGTAGCTAACTTAATGGCAGAATACGCAGCAAAAAACTGTGTTATACCTGCTGTTATAAAATCGGTTTGCGATCATCCGCAATTCGATATACTTGGATGCCCATTTGATAATCAAGAATGCGAAAAATGCCAATACTTTCCTTCGCAAACTGTTTTATAACGTTTCGAGCGTATGGTGAGAGCAATGCGAAGCGTTGCGGAGAACCATTCGATTTGATGCTTTCACTATACGCTTTGTTAGCGAAAGTGTTGCAAGATCAGGAAAAAGAAATTAAATAAGTATTAACAAATAAAATTTTTTATTATGACACAAATTATTATTAACTGTTTAGCTGGAATACTATTTATAGTTACTTCAATTGAACTACGTAAGATTAGAAAAATTTTAAAGCATCAAAGAGAAGCTCGAAACGTTAACGAAAATGAGCAAAAAGAAAAGAGTTGTCATTCGGATGAACCAAATGGTAACTGTACTCTTAATGCTTGCGAACATGGTAACTGTGATTACTGGTATTAACAACTCGTTTTTTGCGGTTGCTTGCAACATTTTCGTTAACGATGGTGGTATGAAATCGAAGCGGACTGCGAGGACTGAATTATCAAGTTACAATAAACTTGGCACGTGGCAGACAACTTCGAGTACCACTAAAACCGCTTTGTTTTATACCACGTGTTAGTGGCTGGCGGTTTTAACTGATAAACTTAAATTGAAAAACTAAAATAGTAATTAAAAACAGCGAAGCGATGGCAAATATTTTTATTAAAAACTGTTGTGATGGGTTGTATAACTCATTTGACATACATTTTACAAGTGCTTGTGATAATAAGTGTTCGCATTGCATTGATTTAAAGTATGAAGGTTTTGGAATAAAGAAACCCGATGTACAAGCGATAGTAAACACCATAGTTGAAAACCAAAACGGATACGATGATGTATTGTTTTTAGGTGGTGAACCTTGCCTTTATTTACAGGAACTCTTGGACTGTGTAAAACAAGTTAGAGAAAAAACAAAACTCAAAATATTTGTAACAACTGCAATACCAAAAATATGTAGTGATAGGTTTGATTTGTTTACCGAACTTTTAGAAATAATTGACGGCATAAACCTTTCGGTACAACATTATAAAGAAGAAATTGCAGACGAAATAAGGAAAGTACCTTCAAAATATGATAGACAGGCTTTTTATGCTTCGTTGCCACATAAAGAAAAGATTAGAATTAACCTAAATATTGTGAAACCTTATCTGTACACGAAAGAAGATATTACAGCCTGTTTATTGCATTACGATAAAATGGGATTTGATTCGATTAAACTTTCCGAAATACAACACGGAAAAGAATACTTTGTTTCGTTTGAAAAAACCTTTGGTATTAAACTAGGGACACCTTTTTATAGTGGTTGTCAAAAGTATTTAGAAACTGCAAAAATACAGGAGCTAAAAGAAATGAAAACGCCACTACTTTTAAAACGCTCGTGTTTTATGTGTGAGGAAACGCTAACAGCTTCATTTATGGACGGTGTAAAAGTTGCTTATAAATTATTTAACAAAACAGCACCAAATAAATACGGTGTTATATATGAAAATGGATGTTTAACTAAACAATGGAGGTAAAATTATGTACACGAAAGTTTTGAGAAAAGTTGCAAACTTTATTGAAGCAATGGCGGGACATTGTGGAGGTAGTACAGGGCATTGCTCTTAACCCAAATGGTTTTGCAAAAACCAAAGTGCGGTGGGGACCAATCCCAGAAGAAAAATCAAAGTTACTCGCTGATGTTCTTAAAGAGTACGGATTTAAGGGGCAATATTGAGTACAACGGCTAAGGCTATGTACAGTAATTTTAACGACTTAAAAACGAAAAAATGACAGCAAAAGAATTTTTAGATGAACACGGAATACCGAATATGCCAACGCAATATTCACCACAATTCCAAACAGATGTAAACGATACGGAGAAAGCCCTTGAAGCATACCACCAAGCTAAGTTAAAATTATTGGGTATAGCTAATGTTGTAGGGCAAAGCGAACAGTTTTGCGAATGCGATGGTGTGCAAGATTTGATAGCAGGTACAGGTGAATGTAGAAAATGTGGTGGGCAATGCACTTACTAAGCAAAATTGCCTACAACGGCTACTTATATGATTAGTAGCGTATTAAATGCTATAATTTTCATATATTTGCATAGGCTTAATAAATGATAGTTCTTTAAAATAACCACTACCACAGCTATTAATTATATAAATTGTTGTGTGTAGTTTATTAAGATATTGGGTTTAAAATCACATTCCCAGAAATAGCGATAATTGACGAATTACCTGCTACAACAACAAAATGGATGCACGGACGAGCTCCCGTAGGCACGTGCTAAAATAAGCCTACGGGTTCTTTAAATTACACACAACGTTGAGAATATGGCAAGTTTGCCATCCAAATTAGTAGAAACTTAATTAAATGAGATAAATTATGAATACAGTAAAAACTTTCTTAAAAGCTCGCAAATTTGCTATATACATTGTTATGTGGCGTTTTTACTTATCCGCTTTCAGGTGGTTCATAGGTAGAAACAAAATTCGTGCGAGGGTTGGGCAAACAGTTTGCACAAGGTATAATTTGTACAGGCATAAAGGAAAACTTGCAACGGTTGTAGAAACTGGATATTGTGAGTATGATGACAATGGAAAACATTACAGAGATAGAGATATTGATTGCGCCAAACTCAAATTTAAAGATGGTGCGGTGGCATGGAATTTTACTCCGAACGAGTATCATATCTTAAATGCCACATAACGTTCTCACTGTATGACGTGAGCAACGCAGTTGCGGAAAGTCATTCATTTAGTTGCTTTCGATATACAGTGTGTTATCGACTGTGTCGCAAGCGTAGTACAAATTTAAAATTGAAACAATGAAGAAAGAATTAATTGAATTCCAAAAGTATTTAAGATTACCAGGAGTAGATAATATGCGATCTGATGAAGTAAGAGCAATAAATTTCATTCAGATTAATTCTCAAGCAACAAATGAAAGTGAGAACGTTATCGACAATGAGAAGTCAAAGGAGGTTTGTGATTGTACACAATCTGATAGCGAGGACGTTTATGGTAATAAATGGTGTAGTAAGTGTTTTAAGATGTATTTGATTAAACAAACTGATTGACTTCGTCAAGCGCAGCGGCATTGTCGATAACGGTTTGGGTAAGTTGCGTTGCGTGAATTTAGTAAAAACTTAAAAAATAGAACAGATGTTGAAATTTATAAAAAACTTATTTAATGGTAGAAAGCAGCAATGCAATTTACCTGTTGTTAGCGGTAGTAAATTAAACCGCATAGCACAAATGCAAAAACACTTTGAAAATGGTGATATTAAGATGCCAGAACACACACCATTATTTGAGCCACCTAAAGTAATAATAGGATGTGATTTAGCAGTAGAAGGTACAGATTATACTGTGACTTATTACCGCTAACGATCGAATTGTATGTTATGTGCGCTTTACCGGATCGCACGAAACTAAAATAAATGTATAACCGCTCGCATACGGTGTGTAGGCAAAAACAAAAACAAGATGATAACAAAAAATGCAACTTACGGAAAAACAAAAAATGTAATGGTTTGTGAAATGGGAACTGGCGATGTTTGGATGCTAGGATCTGAAAAAGGCGAAAACGGCGAAACAGTACTCGCTATGAAAACAGTAACTGAACCAAGACCGATAAACGTTATTGAAAAAGCAAGTGTTGAAAGCTTTGATGAAATGCAACCTGAACTTGTTTTTGTTTTTAACAAAGTTGAAAGTATAGATAGTTTTATAAATATGCTTAAAGACTGTAAAGAAGAAATGACAATAGGGGAGGAATCCGCTGATTCTATGCACAGCGCATAGAATATACAAGTTGTTACCAAAGCGAAGCGTACAGTTTGCCAGTACTTACGTTTCGTTTTATGCACTTTTTTACTGGCAAATTGTTGGTAACGTCCTCTGTGTATAATGAGTTGAATTGTGAAAGGATTTAAAAGAAAATATAATGAATGATAATAAAGAGAAAAAATATTATTGTACCGATTGCGGTGTTGAGGCAGATATTAGATATTCTGGATTTAGGAATGTTGAAACTGGTAAATATATTGTTAAAAAAGACGAAAGTATTTGCACCGCTTGTATGAAAAAAAGGAATAAAGATTTTATTTTCTTTTAAATACTGAGAACAAGAACCTCATTACGAGTTTCGCCTAAGTCATTCATTATACACTATGTTAGCACTTAACGAAGTGGGTTTACCGAGCGGTAATTACAGCGAAACGAGACAGAGGACGTTAGCACTTATTGGTTTTTATTGAAACATTTAATTTTTAAAAAAATATTGACATGATGAACAAAGATAATTTAGTATATGTAATTATAGGGGCATACGTATTCATAGCCATTATGGTTGTGATAATGCCAGTTATTATTGATTGGTATGATGATAAGGATATAAGAAGAAGGATAAAAAAATTAAAGGGAAAGAAAAAACCGAGCGTACAGCGAGGTAAATAAGTGCTAACGGTTTGGCTATGTTGCGTAGCCTTTTAGATTGAATATATAAACTTTAAATACTTACTGAAATGACAAAAAAGAATGAAACTTCGACAACTGACAAGGCTATGCAATATGAGCCTTTGTTACCACCCGTTTTTTGCTTCCGAAAATGCAAATATTTAAGCATAACCGAGCGAGAACAAGACAAGGTGGAAGATGGTAAAAAGTACCCACATATTTGCGAGCGATACAATAAACATATTAAACACGATGGAATGCACCCTAACTTACCAAAACTAAAAGAGTGTGACTACGATGATAGCGAGCCACGAGAAAAGCGATTTGATATACCTACACCGCAATTTCTTTAAATGGGTGGTAACGTTGGCATATGAATAGTAGCGGATTAACCGCACTAAATTATAAAGATGAGAAGCAGTAAATTAATATTATAAACCTACGGATAAGCACAACACCGCTATTATTTATGATGCGTTGTTATGCCCCGTTGTTAATTAACGATATGCAGACAATTATAGGAATAAATGTAGAGACAATGACTGCAAAAGAGCAGGACTTACTTATTAACCAGCGAGAAAGTAGGGCTTACTATGAAGAAGCATACAATGGTTCGTTAAAAGCACACTGTAAGAAAATAATTGTACAATTTACAGATTGCAATTGGGAAATAGGAATGGACACTTGCTACTTAAAAGATGGTAAAGTAAGAAACTCAATTATTTTTCGATTTTATAACACTAAGGGTATTGACAAGAAAGCCCTACGGAAAGAATTGGACAAATATATACAAGCTAAGTTTAAACGCCTTTTTAATGGGGCATAACGAATGGTTGTATGTGTTCGGTTTTGCCACGCACATACTTCATTCAAAGCACAAAAACCAATTGGCAAAACTGACATATACAACGTGTTAGCAACTGCACGGTAAAATCATTGCAATATTTATTTGGTAATTAGTAAATAATTACTATCTTTGTAGAGCAATAACGCATTAAAACTTAATACATACGATTATGAAACTTAAATTTGAAAAAGTAGCACCTTATTTGCCTCACTCATTATCTATTATAAATGCAGTAGGTAAGAAAACAGAGTTAACAACTGAAAACTTAACTTATCATTTAGAAAAAGGATTTAAACCTATCTTAAGACCTTTGACAGACACGCAAACATTACCTGTTGATTTTGGTAGTGAGATTGGTGTATTTAAAGATAACTTTTTCGGTTTTACAAGCTTTGAATATTACTATAATGAATATTTAGAATATGGAAGAGCTTACTGGCATAATAGGGCACCTTATGTTGTTGTAAAAAGACTTATTGAATATAATTTTGATGTGTTTGGAATGTTAGAAGATGGTTTAGCTGTAGATATTAATACCGTAAAATAATGGCAAAAGAAAAAACAAAGGCGGTTACATTATCGCTTACAGAAAAAGAAGAACAAGACTTGATAAAAGTATCGAAAGAGTTTTTCGGCTCTTCCAATAAATCGGGTATGGTTCGTTATTGGATAACACAGGCTTTGAAAAATGCACTGACGTAGTGTTGTTGCTAACGGTTTGTGTAAGGTTTTGTAAGCCACGCACGGACTTTGATTAAATGAATATAAACTTCACTGGCTTATAAACTTTACACTTTGTTATAGTGAGTTTTTGAGCGGTGGCAAAACAAATTATATGAAACTTAAATATAGAATTAAAGAATGGCAGCACCCATTTGCTGAAACTTATTTTACTGCACAATATAAGATTTTTGGCTTATGGTTAAATATTAATAGTATGCAGATTGGTAGATTTACTAAGCCAAGTTCTGTAATATGTGAAACGTTTGAAGAAGCCAAAAAACGTGTTAATACGCACATAAAAAATATGAATAGAGCCAAAGATTGGATGGATAGATTTTCAAATGTAGTGTGGGAGGGAAATTCACTATAACGGGATGCAGATATATTTAGTGCGATTTAATAACAAAAAACTTTAATAAAATGGGAAAATTCAGCTATCAAATAGGAGACACAACCTATAAAGGAGATTTCAACATATACCAAGCAAGACACGGTGGTATAATGTTGCTAATGGGTAAAACATCAATATGTTTAACACAACAACAGGTAGATGATTTAGCAATTGATTGTTATGGACTTGCTGAATTTGATGTTGATGATTACAAAAGTTTCTATGAGAACGAAAAACAAGCATTAAATATATCTGCTGTTAACTATCTGTTGCCGCATTATTTCTCACCGTCTAAAGAAAATGATAGATTTTGCGAATGCGGAAAATACTTAACAGATGATTGCCATAAGCGGCAATTGTAGTTAACGGCTGCGGTATGCGGTCGTTGCCGAACTATCAAATTAGTAATAACTTAAATACGAGAACAAAATTATGAACACAGAAAAAATCATCCATGAAGCACAAGGCAATGCCGTATTACCGCTTGTTAGCAGTAGTGCTTTCATTAACAGAGAAGGTATTATTTTGAAAGTTGGTATGAAAGTAAAGGGATTTATAACATATCAGCGTTCATATATGAGAAGTGGAGATAAAGACATTACAGGAACAATTGTAAGTAAACATGGAAGATTGTATGTAAATAGTGATTCTGAACCCGAAAAGAATTACCCACTTTCAAAATTTGCTCATAATTGGCTAACACAAGAAAAAGTAGCATGGTTAGAGGTTATTTAGCATTACTGCTAACGTTGGGTATATGACCAGTGCGACAATAACCGATACAGTTCGATACGAGTACGAATGTTCTTGTTTTAAAAATTTTTAGGGAGGATTTTTTATGTTTTCATATTACGGAAGTAAATCAAAGATTGTGGACTACTATCCACCACCGAAGCACAAAAATATAATTGAACCGTTTGCAGGTTCAGCAAGGTACAGTTTGAAATATTGGCAGAATGATATTACGATAGTTGATAAATATGAAAAAATAATTCGTATATGGAAATGGCTACAAAAAGCAACGGAAAAAGATATTTTAAATTTACCAGAACCAAAATATAAAGAGTCAATTGATGATTTTAATATTTCTGATGATGAAAAATTATTAATGGGTTTTATGGTTGCTGGAGCTATTGCATCGCCTCAAAAAATAGTACAAAAATTTAGCAATATATCAGGTGACAAAAAAAGAATAGCAAAACAATTATTTAAAATAAAGCATTGGACAATAATAAACGGGAGTTATGAAGAATTGGAAAACACAGAATCTACTTGGTTTATTGACCCACCTTACCAATTTGGCGGTGAGCATTATAGAGAAAGTACTAAAAATATTGATTTTATCAAACTTGCAGAATGGTGTAAAAGTAGAAATGGACAAGTAATTGTTTGTGAAAATACAAAGGCAGACTGGCTACCGTTTAAACCAATGATTGATTTATCGGGAGCTTACAGTAAAACAACGGAAGCAATTTGGAGTAACCACAAAACTAACTATGATGCAGTACAGCAATCCTTACAGTTTTGAAAAAACTGATGTGCGTGGGCAAAAATTTTTAAAACACTTGCACAAACTTAATACGAAGCTACACAGTAAGCATTGA